TGCATTTTGCCACTAGGTTCAGAAAGATTAACTGTAGCATATTCATCAGCAAATCCCCAATCCTCAAAACTGTTAAAAGTATTAACTGCTGATAGTGCGTCTGAATAACGCCCTGTCCAATGAACGGGCTTGCTATCATACGATACTGTTACTGCGTATAGGTATTCCATTAGTCTGCCTCTTTCGTTGTAAATAGTGCGCCTTCATTTAGTAAGCCCACTTCCAAAGTAAATAGTTCATCGGGTGTTGCGTCTGAGAAATCAACCCAACCCGCACCGCTTTCGTTCATTCTAAAAATTTCTATGTATCCCATTATTATTCACCAACCTTTACGGCTACTGTCGCAAACTTATTTCGGATAGAACCTTTATAGTTTATCTCAATTAGGTATGCTTCGGTATTTTCTCCATACCAAATTGCTGGGTGAGCAGGTCGGGCTGATACAATTTCGCCCTCAAAGTGGCGAGTGCGTGAGCGATAGTTTTTACCAATTAGTAGGTCTGGTATTGTGTATAGTTTAGTAGCCATTGGGCAACCTCTTTCTTTTTTGTTGATAACTTTATCCTACCATAGGGGTCTGACAAGCCTTGCTTATTTATTTTTTCTTACTATGTAAGTCTAGCCTATTAGACACAAATTATCAACCTACTAGCCAGTAAGTCCAAATATTGAGACGCTCAAGTCGTGTGATAAATCTCACAAAATTTCGGGCGTGTCGTACACAACCTCTTAAACACCTGTGGATAACCCTGTGGATAAGTCCCACGTCCAAAATGTGAGCAGTTTTTATTCTTGCTCAGGAATTTATTTTATTTTTTAAGTCGTTCATTTCGCAAAGCAATTTGCAGTCTGCGAATTTCTTTTTGTTGTTCTATATTTTGTTTCCAAAATACTAACATCATTATTGATGATCCAGCAAGTGCAATTACAATTGCGATTAGTGTTCCAGTATCTAAAATCATTTTGCTAACTCCTTAGTGCAAGCGTCAAAAAATCGGTTAGAGTCAAATCGTTCGTTATCTGCTTCAAACATTGCAGCAAACTCATCAACCAAATCGTGGTAAGTAAATTCATCACCTATCAAATCTTTGAAAGATGAAAGAATTTCTGCAACCTTTACATAGTCTTTACGGGTCATCATTAGAGGGACACCGAACTTTCTACGCTATGAGAAATCTGTAGGTAAGCGGTTGCACAAGTGTAGCAATACTTTTCTGTAGGGATACCACCTAGCATAAAGGCATCTACGCCACTATAGACAAGGTTAGTATTTTCGCAATTCATTACTGAGCAAGTTTTCATTTATTTATTTCCTATTCGTTAGTTTGGTTGAAGTGGTTATAGTTTGGAGTTAGAGCGCAGTCGCAAGGTTCAACATCATAGTCAAGGTCATTACCCCAAAAGACAAGACCTGAACCATCGCACTCATCACAAGGAAAAGTCATTACTGAATTTATCATTAGAGTTTTGCCGTTCCTCTTAGAACACCGCTAACGCCTAAAGCGTCACACGACATTTTTACAGATACGCCAACAGGTAATTGAGTTGGGTAAGTTGAGATGAATTGAGCAACCGCACCTTTTGAGGGCATAGCGATTTTTTTTGTAGAACCTGAAAAGGTTTCTAGTGTTATAGTGTAAGTCATTTTTAGACTTCCTTTCGTTTTGTTGATAAGACTATCTTACCATTAGGGGCTGACATTTTGGCTACTTATTTGCTAAGGCTCATTGTGATACTGGTCACATTTATTTGCTTAGGCTCATTAGCCGATTTGTCCTTTATTTAGTTTTTCTTATGTAGTAAGACTATCACACATACCCTGAAAAGTCAAGGCGACACGCCGTAGGCGTTGTGTGATTTACATCACTTTTTTAGAGATTCAGCGTATGCTGGGTCTGATACGCTTTCAGCGCCAAACTCCTCATAGATTTCTAGATAAATTTCATCATAGTATTCGTTATAGTCCATTTGGACTCCTTTCAATTTGAGAACCTTTCTCAATTTTCTTTATACGAGAAGTATAGCATAGATAAGCCCAAAAGTCAAGGCGACACGCCGTAAATCAGGGAAATAATTGTGTGTTTCTTATCACATTAGTTATACACACCCTGTGGATAAACGGGACGTGCAAATTTATTCGCTTTTCACGAATAAATAAGATCCAGCAAATAAACAAATAAAAGAAAACCAAAACAATGCATTACCGCTTACAAAAAAAGTTTGATAAAAGTTATTCATTATTTATTTTCCTCAATTTCATTTAGTAATTCCCAAAGTATTGGTTCTAATTCTTTAGAAACTAAATCTAATTTTTCTTGAAGTGTTTTCATTCTTTCTCCTCAATGTCTGCGACATAGACAGTGCTTCTATCTATGTCACCGTATTTTAATTTAAAATCAAATTCGTTTATTGCTTCATCATAGTTATCAGCAACAATGTCAATGAATGTAGTGAACTCAAATACTGGCATTATTTACCTACCTTATACAAGAAATCCCAAGCCTTACGGCACAACAGTATGCTTTCGCAATTATCACAACACACAACCCCATTAGGGTTTAGGTCATAGTCATAGATGTCAATGGTAGTGCTAACCGCACCACATACTGACTTGATAGGTACATAGGTACTCATTTAGTTACTCCCTCAAATAGTTCTTTACATTTATTAGGGTTTTCCCACCAAGGGAAACCTTCGTGATACATAGCGGGTGCTAATACCACTTGACCGCAAGGGCATAAATTCATTAGCCCTTTAGGGTAGTCGCTTACAGTAGCGAACTTAGTCCAAATACTCATTTAGACACCTTCCATTCTGTCCACATAGGTAGACGCTCTGGGTCGGTATCGTTATACCAACGCTCAATGTTATTTTCACAAGACTCACAGAATGTGAATTGTGTATCTGCGTATTCTGAGATAGCAGATTTATTAGGAGTGTGCTCTACGCACTTTGTTATTTCTAGTGTAGTCATTTTAGACCACCTTTCTTTAGAGGATTTCTTTACCTCTTGTTTTTCTTTATACTGTAAGTATAGCAGGGGGGTCTGACATTTAGAGGGGTATAAATAGGGTAAAACGGACATTGTGAGGTAGGTCACATGTGAGGTACATCACATTTTCCAGGGGAATTATAACAATTAGGTAACAATACTACTAGTATCGGTGTGTCGACTTGACAAATGGCACGTGCGATCAATGTGGTGTATATCACATAGAAAATGTCCGATTTGTCCGTGTCTAAACTTGACTTTTTGACATTTCTATGCTATACTTCTAGTATAAGAAAAATTAAATAAGGAAAAATCCTAGTGAGCCTCTGAGCCTACCAAATAAGACTAGAAATAGTATGAGCGTAGCAAATAAGAGCAAATAACCTAGGTCAAGGAAAAGATAACACAAGGTTATCGAATAAACGAAAGGTGTTCATCAAATGAATACACTAAATACAATAACAGTAGTAGCCGAGCCTACTCACCCTATGTCTAGTAGCAATACTAAGAATAACAATATCTTTCGCCTATCAAATGGCAATTACATTAGCCGTATGGCTTATGTCTACATGGTAGCAAGTGAGAACCTTATCTCTCACAAATACCTATCCCCTAACGAGAGCAAATGGGTATTTGCTAACAAGGTAGGTAAGTAAATGAATCCTTTTACATATATGATTGATTGGCTTGATGAGAATGCTGATGTAGGTGCGCCAATAGGTGCATTCATCGGTGTAGCAATAGCATTAGGGCTATGCTTTATATTCGGGGGTAAATAAATGATAGTAACATTAACAAGCACATCAGGTGCTACTAAACAAATGAATTTCGATACTAAGGCGCATGTCCTAGAGTTCATCGAACTATACAAGGCTACACTACACCAAGGGCAGTCGGTGTGTATAGATGCTCCACTAGTAGGCATCCATAGTGGGTGGATAAGAGGTAGCGCACCCAAGGTATAGGGTTTGCAAGATCAATGGTGTGTCTGCAATGGGCACACTATTTTTTGTGTATTTATTTTTTATTGTGTGTATCATACATCTGGACAAAATATTCAGATTTTAGGCTATTTGGGTTTTATAAAATTTTTCAGAATTGCTGTATAATGAACGGTATGGGAGTATTAGACAATCTAGAAAACGCCTGGGATGAAGACTTCCTTTTTGAGTCAAAGCAAATAGTAGAAAAAGACTCTATGGGCAGAGAAAAGTTTTGGGAAGACTTAGGCAGACCAGATGATACAAACCTACTTGCTCAAACCTCTTGTTCTTGCTCTGGCTGTTCTTGTGGCAAATAAGGTTTGTCAAACTTCGACGGTATATAAATTTTCAGATTTTACTTAAAGACATCTTTAACTTCTAGATCATCATAGATCAAACCCATCATATACTGCAATGCTGGATATTGCGAATCAATATTTTTTGTAATATCTTCTTGGTTCATTTTAGATTGCGCCATTAAATTTTTATTATAATTATTTACTGTCTCTATCATTATTTCAATTACTTCTTGTCGGCTCATGTCCATTCCTTTTCTTGGTCGTATGTAACAGAATATTCTCCTGTAAATATCTCTGCATAAGAGATGATATCTCTATTATACCTTATAAGGGTTTCTATGCCAACTTTGTCACATACATACTTCATACCCTGGACTAGTGGCTCAAACTTCATCTCCTGGCTTTGTAGGGCGTTATTAAGGGTATCCAGATATCGTTGCTTGCCGTATCTTTTAGATACAAAGGCTTGGTCTACATAATCAAACCTTGCCTGTGCATCATTCTTTTTTGCAATGTCCGAATTGTCTATTATATAACGAACTGCATCATGATCCATCCGTTTAGACCAGTTTCGCATGTTATCGCTGTATTTCTCCATGTTCTTGAGAGTTGAGTCAGCGAAAGCCATGCGTATAAGGTCTTGTTCGGAAAGGTTAGCCTCTATTGCGAAACTTATCAAAAAGGCGGTTGCGTAAGGAAACTTGTCGCTATATGTCGTCACGCCAAAGTGAACATTTGGATTAAACGACTCAACTGACATACCGTCTTCTATTAGTCGCATATGATTTCCAAGAGATACAAACTCTTGTCTATTCATGTCACAGTCAACAAACAAACATTTCTCTGGATCTATTCCGTCGGCCAAACATAAAATATTTTTATCATATGAACCCACTATTTTCGAACCGTTAAAACGCTCTAGTAATTTTGCGGACATAAAACCATCCATGTCAGGAGATATAATTAAATTCTTAGAATACTCCAATGTATTAAGTATACTAGTTTTCATTTTAGATAAACGTCCCTTATAATAATGTTATGACTGTGCAAGACTGGGCTTCCTTAATCGTAGCGATACTTACAATTGTATCATCAATCGCCTTTGCAATCAAGTGGATGGTAAAACATTATCTAAGCGAACTTAAGCCAAATTCTGGGTCATCGATGAAAGATCAAATTTCAAGATTAGAAACCGCTTTAGACGAACAAAGAATTGATTCTATTAAATCTAGAGATCGCCAAGAAAAGAAACTTGATGAAATGTATCAAATTTTAATTGACCATATTGCAAAAGTTAATAAACGGTAATTTGCTATATACTATATATAAAGATAGTTTTTAAAACTATAAAGATAGTTCTTATTTCTTATATCTTTTAAGTATACACTATCAAACCTATGGCTAAAATAGACTTATAGTAACAATATGGACATTTCCTATTATAACAATTGTATAACTTTTATAAAACCTTTACTTTATAGTTCATTTTGTCTATTATGGTATAATTTTAATACTGGCTAATACCTTGGTTTGTCCTATACCCACCAATCAAGGTGTTAGTCTTTTTTATGGTATAATCACATTATGACTATGCATGGACCAGAAGTTTTTGGAGCAGATCCAGCCAGAATTAAATGGCAAATCGTTAGAGGAGATACTTCTCCGCTTCGTGTTGAATTTTTGCAAGATGACGAAGTTACATATTTTGATACTTCCGATTGGACCTATGAGGCTACTTCTTATGATCCTCAGTCTGATGCTCTCGATTCCCTTGAAATTACAGCAGGAAATGGATATGTAGATATTTTGGCTCCAGCATCTATTACTGCACTTTGGGGTACTGGTTATAAATCAGTTGTAACAGAATTAACTTTTGACCTTCAAGTAACTATTGATGGAGAAACAATTTGGACACCATTGATTGGAACTATCTCTGTACTTGGAGATATTACAGGTAGCCTATAATGTCAGTTGTAAAAATTACAACCCCTAGACCTGAGTTACCAGCAATAATTAAAATTAAAGATAAAACCTTTAAAGTAAATAAATAGTCATGAGATAATATCTTTATGACTGCTTCCAAATCTATGGATTTTCCTGGTTCAAAAAAATCTTCTTATGCTGCACAAGTTGAACAAACACAAGCATCTCCTTATCAAGAAAACACACTATCATTTCTTCCAGTTCCTGGACCCCAAGGTCCTCAAGGACCAGCAGGTAGAGATGGGAAAGATGGAGAAAAAGGAGAACAAGGTTTCACGGGAAACATTGGACCAAAAGGTGAAAAGGGACCAAAAGGGGCAGATGGACTTAGCAGTCTATCCTCTTCAGGTCAACAAGCAGGGTGGGCTTCTTATACTAACAAAATTGAAAAACCAATAAAACTTGGAATTTCAGAAGGAGATGATGGATGGGTAACAGTATTCTTAAATTCTGAAGGACTTTCAAATGAAAAATATATTCCAAAAGGTTGTACATCTTTGTGGAATGATCACTCTAGATCTTTTAATTTTAAAGGGTTAAAAGAAGGCTCTCAAGTTTTTATAACCTACAGTTTTGAACTAACAACCCATAGCAGTAATACAGAGGTATGGGTTAGAACTTATTCTGCTAATAGCCAGTTAGATATTGCTCAATTTATTGGTTCCCTCAAATATCAGCACACATATCCAATTACTGTAACTCAACATGTATTTATTGAAAATCAAAAAATTTGGGGTAATGGGGCAATCCCTCAAATACGTACAGATTATGATGCATCAGTAATTATCAAATCTATATACGTCAGCGTGGTATAATAAAACCATGGCATTTCCAGCGACCTATGACTTTAACTACTATAAGGGTGATACTTTTGAGTTTCGTATCTACCCAAAAAAGAACGATGGAACCGTTTTTAATCTTTCAGCATATCAGATTGCATCAAATAATACTACAGCAATAGACGATGTTACTGATACGGTTGCCCCATATGACAGTGCAAGGTTTACAATTGCAAATATTAGAGGATCTGCTGGAGTTAAAGTTAATTGCTTTGCAAGAATATCAGATGATAATACTTTTGTTCAATGTGCAATTAGGCCAGAAGACTCAACAACACTTATTGCTGGAACAGAATATGTATACGATGTAGAAGTTACTAAGCCAGCAGGTGCTGCAGGAACTGGACAATATTCACTTGTTCACACATTACTTACAGGTAAAATAACAATAACTGATCAAGTTACTGGAGCATAAATTGGCAGACATACTGTTATCAAACGATGACCTTACAGTTTTTGGCGGTCCAGAAACAGTAAACCTTGATTTGGATTTTGGACCACAAGGTGATCGTGGAAGTATTATTGTAGGATCGAATGGAAACCCACAAGATGCAAGCGTTCATGCTGAAATATTAAATATTCCAGAAGGAATTCAAGCATTAGATATTGCAATTGATTACAATCCATCTTCTTCAACATATAAAACAGTATTTCAAAGAATTGCAGGACCAACTGGAACACAATGGACTCCATTACTTAGCCTAAAAACAAATTTTTATTCAGAAGTAAAAGGACCACTAACACCAGTAAGTGGTAAAATAACAATTCCACCAATCAATGTTACAGATATATATGATGTAGGAGAGGGAACCGTAAGTTCTTCTAGGTTTAATATTCAGTATTCAATATCATCATCATCAGCGTCTGGTCCTTTAGCAACAAACCTTATAATTAAAGAATTAATCACTACTCAAGGCTTTTTAGCCTTACCACTTGAAATACAAGGAGTAGAATTCTTGAACGGTAACTGGGCACCCATGTCTGGTGAGAAGATGGTTCATCTTTTTATTACGGTGGTATAATGAAACAGGGTGATCTATAATGGCAGCAGAAAACATTGATAATACCGTTAATGGTACTGGTCTTTTCCCTGCAAAAGTTCCTGGTCTTTCAGATGCAGCAGATATTCAAGCAGCCCTCAAACTTTATCACTATGGGTCTTATACTTATGATGGTTCTAATACAAATACCGCAAATCTTGTAACACCTTCAATAGCAAAACACCTTCAAAACCTTAAAGATGCAGATACTGCTGCTACAGCAGCCCTTGCTGCTCACGAAGCAGATACAACAAATATTCACGGAATAGCAAACACAGCAAACCTTGCAACACAAACATATGTAAATACAGCAATTTCATCAGCAGTAAGCGGTGTTACAGGAGAATATTCAAATCTTGCTGGAACTGCTATTGATTGGAACTCTGTTGACGAAAGATTTGATGTTGAGCCAAGACTTGCAAATGCTGGAACAATTATAACAAAAACAGAAAATTTTATTTTATCTGCAAGTGATGTTGGCAAAACTGCTATTTTGTATTCTTCTAATCCAATGACTGTAACACTTCCATTAAATGCTTCAGTAGAAATTCCAGTAGGGTATTCAATTGATATAATTCAAACAGGAGCGGGATCAGTAACTGTTAATCCAGAAACTAATGCAGTATCAGTTAATAGCAAATCTAACATACGGTCTTTAGATGGACAGTATTCAAAAGGCACATTAGTTAAAATAGACACCAATACATGGTTTTTTTTTGGAAACTTACTTAACGTAGTAACTCCAGTTACACCTGTTGCCCCTACACCTGTTGCTCCAACACCTGTTGCTCCAACACCTGTAGCGCCTACACCTGTTGCCCCTACTCCTGTAGCACCAACACCAGTTGCACCAACACCAGTAGCACCCACACCAGTTGCGCCAACACCAGTTGCGCCAACACCAGTTGCGCCAACACCAGTTGCGCCAACACCAACGCCTACATTAGTGTGTCCACCACCAGGAGACACTAGCGGAAGTTTCTCAGATCCATGTGGCTTTGATCCAACAATATGTTGCAATAGTGATGGAGTTCCCTATACCCCAACACCAACGCCAGTTGCTCAAACAACATATGACATTTATACTTATTGTGATCCAGTATTTCCTGCTATGAGAGGTGGAGCATATGGAACACAGCCATCAAGTTCAACTGTAAACACTGGAACAACAAGCACTCAAGGATTAAGTAGTGAACAGATAGTTTCACAACTTGGCTATGGTTCTGGTTGTCCAACAGTGCAAGTAGTAAACCCTGGAACAGTTTATCTTTCATATTGCTACCAGGGCGCACCAGTTGTTGAAAGTTTCTCTATAAATGCAGATAGCGTTCTAACTACAAACATTAATGAAGCATGCTCAGTCTATAACACTCTTCTTAACAACATAGGTGCAACAAGTATTGACTGCTCAACAAGTTCTGCAAGAGTTGCTCCATCAAGTTGTGTGACAACACCTACACCAACAGCGCCTACACCTGTTGCTCCTACACCAACATGTCCAGATGGATATGTTTATTCAGATAGATTTGAAGAATGTAGACCAATATCAACACCTACACCAACAGCGCCTACACCTGTTGCTCCTACACCAACAGCGCCTACACCTGTTGCTCCTACACCAACAGCCACAACCTACTACGCTTATGGATGCTGTAGCGGTGAAGCATTAGTTGTTGATGGACCTAACAATAATACTGCTAGATCAGATTATAGAAGTATAGCAGGATGCCAAGAATCAGGAGCAACTACAAACTATCAAAATGCTGTGGCTAATGCTCAAGCAGCATGTCCTACACCAGTTGCTCCTACACCAACTGCTTCTTATCCAACATTACTTTCTGGACTACGTTATTGTACAAATGGTGACGTTCCTAACCCAGCAAGCCCATGTACTCAAGCAAATGTAATTAATGGTGACTGTAAAGATGGAACTGCATCAGGACCACTATGTACCCCCGCACCTACACCAGTTGCCCCTACACCAGTTGCTCCTACACCAACTGCTTCTTATCCTTCACTTCTTTCTGGATGGCATTATTGTGCATCAGGAGATGCTCCAAATCCATCAAGCCCTTGCCCATCTAACGGTAGCGGTACAGGAGTTAACTGTGTAGAAAATGGAGCATCTGGTTCATCTTGTACAAATCCAAATGCACCTACCCCAGTTGCACCTACACCTGTTGCACCTACACCAACAGCACCTACACCTGTAGCATTAGATTGCAGCCCTTGCGATCCAGCACTATCTGGAGGTGCTTGTGGACCATACGGAAATGGAACTTTATGTTGGACCCCTAATGGCTGTCCAAATAGATGTGATGGAGACCATGCACCAGCACCTGTTGCACCCGCCCCAGTTGCTCCAGTTGCTCCAGCACCTGTCGCACCCGCACCCGCAGGAAATACTTGTGCAACAAACTGTTACTGGTGTCCAATAAGCATCGTTCCATGCGGATATAATAATTGTGTTTATGATGGCTGTGGCGGTTTCTCAGGATATACCTCAACATGATATACTTAATAGATAGGAGATAAAATGACAATAAATAAAACTTTGTATTTTTTACATATACCAAAAACTGCTGGAATGACAGTAGGTGTTAATTTTGCACAATTTTTAAAAGAAAATAACTTATCTAAGTATCCACCATCACCACCACCACACGGAGATGTTTCGTCCGATTATGCTTTTATTCAAGGCCATCTAGGAAGATATCCAATTTCAAAAATTGAAAATCTTTCGGTAGCAACACTTGTTAGGGACCCTTTAGATCGAGCCATTAGTAATTTTTTATACATTTATGAGAAAGTTCTTGGCCATAGAGAAGAGTACCTATCGTTAAAAACAATAGAGTCAGGTTTAAAGTATTATCTATTTGAAGATCCATTTTATACTTCTCACAGAAATATACAATCAAAGTTTATATGTTCTGAGCCAGAAAAAAATATGTTTAAAGATTTACCTATTGATGGAGAGTCAGACTATATAACTAGATCAAAGCAATGGTATTTAAAAGATGTTGAGATTACGCCAGAACTGGTTAAATCATATATTGATGAATTTACTATAGTTAATACAACTTTAAATGTTTCACTTTTTATAAATAGGTTAGTTGATTGGTATAATGTTAATTATCCAGAACTAGAAACAAAATCTATAAATACTGAAATATTTAATATTAACGATTCATCTGTTAAATTTGAAAATAAAGTTTATACAACTGATACACTTAAATTATCTTTATCAGACAAAGATATAGAAAAGTTTTTAGATTTAAATAGTATTGACTTTGAACTTTACGAGTATGTTTACAATCTAGAAAGGCAGTAGCGTGTCCGATAAAAAAGAAAGTCCTATAGAAAAATACAAGAGAATGCTTGGAGAAACAAGACCTTGGGATCTTGTAAATCCTAATACAGAGTGGGCAGATGAAGAAAAAGCAAAAGAAAGATATAGCATTTGTCAGTCTTGTCCAGAACTAATTAAACTAACCAAACAATGTAAAAAATGCGGTTGCTTTATGGCAGTAAAAACAAAACTAGAACTAGCAACCTGTCCTTTAGAAAAATGGTAAAATGATAAAAGAAGAAATAGCACCAGGAATAATAGTTTATAGTAATGTAATCCCTAATAGCGAAACCCTATGTGAAGACATTGAAGAGGGACTTGTCTCTGCAAAAATTCCATGGGTTCCAGCAGAAGTAAAAGATAGTGAGAAACCTGGTGTAAATACAAATTCAAGAGACACAAATACTTTTGGTGTTCCTTATTATGGAGCAATATCTGAAGACTTTACTAGTTTTCAATCTTCTTTTAATTCAACATTGGGTAATTTATTCTTTGAAAATTTTGATGTAGTTGAAAAAGATTATAAAAATCATTATGGCGTAGCAGCACCGTGGCATGACGCCTACGCAGTATTAAAATATGGAGTTGGTCAAAAATTTACAAACCATATTGACGATCACCAAGACTATCACAGAAGAATTTCTACAACTTACTACATAAATGATAATTATTTGGGTGGTGAAATACTATTCCCTAGATTTAATATTACTTTTAAACCAAAAGCAAACCAGATGATAGTATTTCCATCAACATATGTTTATAACCACTCAGTATTGCCAGTCATTGAGGGCGAAAGGTATGCCGTAGTTAGTTGGATGCGATGAAGGACCCAGTAGTTGTAAATGATTTACTAAGTCCTGAAGATTATGCAAGGCTCCTAACATATTTAGACAAACCTAAAAGTTTTGGTTTTGATCCTGGGTTTAGCAGGTACTCAGTTGGAGATGGTGAACTTCCAATCTTAGCAGAATTAGCAGACAAATTAATAAGAACTGCAAGAGAAACATTTGATAGCAAAACTTTGCTTCCAACATATACATTGTTTGCACACTATGAAGGACAAGACCCTTCACCAAGTTTATACAAACACAAAGACGACAACGCATGTACATATACTCTTGATATGTGTGTTTATCAAAATGAGCCCTGGGATTTATGGGTAGAAGACAAAAATTATTGTCTTTATCCTAATCAAGCCTTAGCATATTATGGAAATGATCAAATGCATTGGCGTGAAGAGTTTCCCAATCCAGAAAACAATCATGTTGCTATGGTATTTTTTCACTTTGCAGAACCAGATCATTGGTGGTTTAAAGAAGGACCACAATATCTCCACACTCATATTAGAAAATCAAAATGAAAAAGATATTGGTTAGTATTGCAAACTATTGCGATCCAGAATTTTATTCTACAGTATTTTCATTATGGGATCAAGCAAAAAATAAAGATAGTTTATATTTTTCTATCGTTTCAGAAGACAAAAAAGAATATGATCTATCATTTATACCAAAAGAGCAATTACTTTACAGACATTTTGATTTATCAGAGTATAGGGGTGGAGTATGTTGGGCTAGAAACTTAGCAACACAAGTTGATGTAGATTATGATTATTTTATACAGTTTGACTCTCATACACAGGCATCTTTATGGTGGGATATTCTTGCTATTAAAAGATATGAAAAGTTAAATACTAATAATGAAAAATTTATTATTGCTTATGCTCCAGCAGATTACGAAATAAGGTCAGATGGATCAATTAATTTTAATGCAGCATCTAAGGTATCAATGTATGGTTCTTACTTTTCTGAACTAGTTCCAGGATTTAAATTTCCAGGATATAGTGTTTTAGAAATAGATAAAATTGTGCGTTCATACTGGGCAACATGCTGTTATCTTTTTGCACCCAAGCAATGGGTTGATGAAGTTGGAATAAGTGGCAAAGAATCTTTTAACACAGAAGAGTTTGCTTTGTCGCTAAGAACATATGCAAAAGACTGGAAGATATATTCTATTGGAACAAGAGATGTGTTTCACAACCAGTCTCATCGCCAGGCAAATGGTTCCATAACAAGAGAAACCTTAAGACCGTGGGCAGATGGAAGAAAAGAATTCTATTGGAAGCATGTAGAGGAAGCAACAAATAGGCTTTCTAGCCTAATGTCTGGCAGCCTAGATGTTTCAAAAGAAAAAAGTTACAATTTTTTTAAAGAGTCTGGAATAAGTACAAAATATACAGAGTTTATTCCAGACTATGTCTCTCATATAATTGTAGAGCCCAGACCGCTTGGCTTGCCTCCAAGACAAGATAAATAAAAACCCCCCAGATTTCTCTAGGGGGTAATTTATTTTTATAGACTACTTAGGAAATTTACTCATCCATTCCCTGGTCTTAGGCGTAATGCCTTTCCAAGAAGACCAATCGCTTCCACCATTTGTCATGTAGTAGGCGATTTCTGCATTCTTGACGGGATTAAATAATTCGGCATTAGAATTAATGTCAAACTTATCTCTACGATCAGGACCAAGGTCGTCAATCATATTGATTTGAAACATACCATAAGACGAGTCACCAGTCTTATGATTGCCATTAAAAGCCAATGGTCGCCCATTAGACTCTTTCTTAGCAACTGCCCAAGCCACAACAAGGTCTCTACCCCTGAAGCCTACTAGTGAAAGCAGTTCCTTTAGTTCTAAATCAGTCAGAGAAACCTTATTCTCAAAACTCTCTAGTTTTTTTGCTTTAGAAACCAAAAAAACCTCTTTCGAGGCGGTTTCCAATGTCTGAGCCTGTTCCAGGCTAAGATTGTTTTTAGTATCAAGATCTGAAGAAGCACTAGCGTTAGAAGTAACCGCTATTAGTGCTACGATACTGAGTGTGCTAATGATCTCTTTGTTTCTTTCGATAAATTTAATCATAGTTTCCTCCTTAGAAAACAATAACACCTTGGTAGGTGTTACTACTAAGTATAACATAATTTTTGGCTAAAAGTCAAATCTGGGTGTATAATAAACATTATGCCTGTATCATCATCTAATTATCCTACTATGAAGTATCCTATTGCTTCAGATCCCGTGAATGTACACGGAGACTTTAAAGTATTGGTTGATGCTTTAAATAATATATTACCACCACTCGGAATGACTGGAGTATCTTCAGCAGTTAGAAATATATCAGGAGTTTCACTTCCTACTGGAACTCCCGTATTTATTAATGGAAGTGTTTCTGGAGTTCCAACGGTAGCAAAATATAATCCATCTAGTGTAGGTCATAATCCAGATGTTCCAATACTCGGACTAGTTCAATCAACTATTGCAAATAATGAAAATGGAGTTGTTGTTGTTTCTGGAGTCTTGGAGATGAACACATCCTCTCTTGGTGTTTCTGGAACAAAGGTTTATATAGATTCAAATGGAGCCCTTGTTGAAGGTCGACCATCCACTGGCCCAGCAAGATATGTTGCAGTTGTTGCAGTTCAGGGAGCAACAGGTTTAATAATTGTTCAAACAAAAGGAAATGGCACTTGGGGCGCTCTTAAAGACGGCCTGTCGTGATATAATAAACTATGGCAACTTTAAGAGGATCCAAAACATCATACGATATTGGTAATGCTCCACCTACAGTTATTTGGACTGTGGTTCGTGGAGATACTTCTGGATTTAAGGTTTATGTAACAGACGATGCAAAAGTCCCACTAATTTTAAAGGGTGCTGGATCTGAATGGGATATTGCTATGAAGATTAAAAGACCTACTTCAACTCCTGGAATTATTACAGATAACGCTACAACAGTTATGTCATTAACTCCAGTTGCAGATGAAGACGACTTGGTTGGAGAGTTTACAGTTTGGCTTACGGCAGCACAGTCAGTACAACTTCAAACAGGAGACATCTTTGACATTCAGGTTTCAGACCCTACAAGAGTTTGGACGGTTGCTCAGGGTTCATTTAAAATTCTTGAAGATGTAACAGACTAATGGCAACATCAGTAATACTTGATGATCTGCAAAATAAAACAGAAGAAATATTCTTAGTAGAGTATCCTCTTTCAACAATAACAGACATTCTTCCTTTTAGAGTTAAATTTTCAGCCATTCAAATTGTGGCTATTGGTTTGGGAAATACCCCAGGAATTCCTCTTCAAGTTATTGGATATAGCAACTATATTCTTTAATTAGATAATTAAAAGGGTGATATAATTACCACATGGCTAAAATATCAATTCCAGCAGTTAAGAGTTTATTCCAAACTGGAGATAGACCTACTCAAGAAAACTATGAAGATTTAATCGATACCGCTTCTGCTCAAGCAACAGACTTGGGCACATATGGTAACAATGAAAACACAGTCAACGGTATTGAGAACGTAACTGTTATTGATAACTTTGATGCCACTGTATGGCGCATGGTCAAATATATTGTTTCAATATCAAAGACCTCTGCAGGGGACAATAAGTTCTATGCAACTGAATTAACAATTCTTGTTGACGGTACAAATGTATCAGTCAGCGAGTACGGCACTATCGACAATGATGGGAATATTGGCACCATTAATGTCTCTCGCACTGGAAATACCGTGGCTTTAACAGTCACTCCAGATCCTGCGATCAAGCCAGTCACTGTACGTTACGCACGTATGGGACTTAAGGCATAACTAAGGAGATATAAAAAATGGCAACAGTAAATAAAGATTTTAAAATTAAGAGTGGTCTGATTGTTGAAGGTACAACAGCGACAGTTAACGGTTATGACGTTCTTACAAAGAAGCAAGGAGACCAAGATTATATTGTTGGTCTTATTGGTGGTACAGCAACTTCTGCTAACACAGCAAATACAGTTGTAAAGCGTGATGCTTCAGGCAACTTTGCTGCAGGAACAATTACAGCAAATGTAACTGGTACAGTATCAAGTCTTTCAAACCATGATACTGGAGATCTTGAAGAAGGTACAAACCTTTACTTCACAAACCAAAGAGCACTTAATGCAACATCAGCAGCATACGATGCAGCAGGAACTGCAGCAACAGAAGCAGGTTATGTAGCATCAGATCTTTCAGATCACATGTCAGATACATCAGCACACGGTGTAACTGGTAATGTAGTTGGAACAACTGACACACAAACATTAACAAATAAGACCATTGGAGATACACTTAACTTCACTGGCGCAGGAGCAATGACAATCAATTCTGATTCTCATATTGTTCTTACTCCAGCAGCAGGTTCTTCTGTTAAGTGGGGTTCAGATGTTCTTGCAACAGAAAATTATGTAGACGGTGAAATTTCAACAGAAGTTACAAATCGTAATACAGCAATTACAACTGCTCTTACAACAGCACAAGGATATGCAGATACTGCAGAAGGAAATGCTAATGACTATACAGATTCATCAATTAGCACAGAAGTTACAAATCGTAACACAGCAATTTCAAATGCAATTGGTACAGAGGTTACAAACCGTAACTCTGCTATTGCAACTGCTAAGGGTCAAGCAATTGCAGACGCTAACGCTTACACAGATTCAGAAGTATCTGCCCTTGTAGATTCAGCACCAGCACTTCTTGACACACTTAATGAATTGGCTGCAGCAATTGCAGATAATCCAAACTACGCAACAGACGCTGCTAACGCAGTTGCTGGAAGAGTAGCAAAGGCTGGAGATACAATGACTGGAGCCTTGACATTGTCAGGTGCACCAACATTAAATCTACACGCAGCAACTAAGGGCTATGTAGATGGAGAAATTACATCTGCAGGTTCCGCAGCACAAGGTTATGCAGATGCAGCAGAAACTGCTGCTAATGGATACACAGATTCAGCAATTAACACAGAAGTTTCAGATAGAAATGATGCTATTGGTTATGCAATTTCAACTGAAATTACAAACCGTAACGATGCAATCTCAACTGCTAAAGGCGAGGCAATTTCTTCTGCTAATTCATACGCCGATGGAGTAGGTACAGCAGCAAACGGTTATACAGATGGAGCAATTGGCACAGAAGTTGGAAACCGTAATAATGCAATTACAACTGCAATTTCAACAGAAGTTACAAATCGTAATAATGCTATTACTTCAGCAGTAAATGCACTGTCAACTAATGATATTGAAGAGGGTTCAAACCTTTACTTTACAGATGCTCGTGCTAAAACTTCAGCAGCAGATCTTTTGACTGGTGCATCACTTACAAATATTACAATCACAGGAACAGGTGCAGGACTTACTATTACCGCAGAAAACGGTGTAGCAGATTCTGATACTGATGACCTTGCAGAGGGTACAACAAACAAGTACTTTACAGCACAAAGAGCAGTAGATGCTCTTGAAGCAGTTGTTCCAAACTTTACATCAGTTGAGTTAAACTCAGTTGCTCTACAGGTTGCAGCAACAACTTCAGCACCTACAGCAGGAATTCAAGTAGCCCATGGCTTCTTAAAAGCAGATTGGCGTTCAGCAGAATACCTTGTAAAGGTTGCCTACGGAAACCACACTGAAATTTCAAAGGTTCTTTTAACACTTGATACTTCAGATAACATTGCAATTACTGAATATGGTATTGTTGGAACCAATGGTTCAGCATCATCAATTTCAGCAGGTGTCTCAGGAGATACTGTACAACTTCAGGTAACAACTGCCAACAATAACTCAACAGTTACTGTTGTTGGAACATTGCTTAAGTAATAAAAAATAAAAATAGTTGGAAGAGGGAGTAGTAAATGACAACAGTCGATAAAGACTTCAAAGTAAAGAATGGTCTGTCCGTAGCAAACGGCGGTACATTTGGAGGTGCAGTAACAGTAGGAGCCCCAACTCTTAATGCCCATGCAGCAACTAAGGAGTATGTTGATAATCGATCAATGGCTGTTGGCAATACTGCTCCCTCTTCACCAATTAATGGAACACAATGGTTAGATACATCAACAAATAGAATTAATTTTCACTACAATGGTTCTTGGTATACACAGGCAACAATAGAAGATACAATTAATATTCCAGATCACATTCACGATACAGCAATTGATGGCACAGGCCTTATTGTAAGTCAGTTTGTTGATTCTGGGTTTTTTGATAGTCCAATGACAGCCAGCACAGACTCTGGTAATGCATTGGACACAGACTTTACCTCTACCAACGATGGTGGAGTAGCAATAGATAACTTCAATTAAAAAATTGATGTTATAATAAGATAGATATGGGCAGCCCCCATTAGGAGGAAGTAAATGGCAGTTAGACAACAGCAACGCAGAGGTACCGCAGCACAGTGGACATCAGCAAACCCAATTCTTTCAGCAGCCGAGATTGGCTATGAAACAGATACAAATAAATTTAAGATTGGTGATGGAACCAATCGCTGGTCAACTCTAAGTTATTTTGTTGATCTTGATACAATGATTGCTGGCGCCCCAGGACTCCTAAATTCTCTTGACGAGATTGCAGCAGCAATTAACGATGATCCAGCATTCTTTACAACAATTGCTTCATCTATGTCTTCAAAAGCCCCAATTGCTTCCCCAACATTTACAGGAACAGTCTCTGGCGTAACAAAGTCAATGGTTGGCTTAGGGTCAGTAGATAATACAGCAGATACAGCCAAGCCAGTATCTACAGCACAGGCTACAGCAATTGCAACTGCTAAGTCTGAAGCAATTTCAACTGCTTCATCTGATGCAACTACTAAGGCTAATAATGCCAAGTCAGGTGCAGAAACAACAGCAGCAACTGCCCTTGCTTCACATGAATCAGATACAACAAATATTCACGGAATTGCAAATACTGCACTTCTAGTCACTCAATCAGACCTCTCAAGCGCTCTTGCTGGTGCGACAGTAGATCAGTCAGCACTTGCTGGTGTTGGAATTGATTGGAACCCTACAACAGAAGCATTTGACATTGATTCAACAGTGGCAACAGAGACTTATGTAGACGCAGCACAGGCTGCAGCAGAAGCAACTGCTTCAGCAGACGCTAGTTCAAAGGCTAATGCTGCACAGTCTGCAGCAGCAACTGATGCAACAAGCAAAGCCAACGCAGCACAATCTGCAGCAACTTCAGCAGCAGCAACTGATGCTACTACAAAGGCAGCAACTGCCAAGTCAGAGGCTATCTCAGCAGCAGCAACAGATGCTACTACAAAGGCTGACGCAGCAAAAGCCTTTGCTACAGCAGCAGATACAACATTGCGAACAGCAATTACAACTGATATTGCAACTGCTAAGTCAGAAGCAATCACTGCAGCAACAAATGCTGTAAATGCAGTAATTGCATCAGCCCCAGCAGCACTAGATACTTTGGATGAACTTGCTGCAGCACTTGGAGATGATGCTAACTACGCATCAACAATTACAACTGCTTTATCAGCAAAAGCACCTCTATCATCTCCAGCACTTACTGGAAATCCAACGGCACCAACACAAACACTTGGTAACGACTCAACAAGAGTTGCTACAACAGCGTTTGTTAAAGCAGCAATACAAGATATTTCATCTCTAAACCTTGTGCTTGATGGTGGGGGAGTAGAATAAAAATGACTATTAAAAAAAATAAGAAAGTGTACGCAAACCGTACAGAAGGAGAAACTAAATGACAACAAGAATGCAACAGCGTAGAGGAACTTCTACACAATGGACTGCAGCAAATCCTACTTTAGCAGCAGGAGAGATTGGCCTCGAAACAAACACTGGCAAGTCTAAAATTGGTGATGGCCAAACTGCTTGGAACTCATTAGTTTACTATACTACTTCAGCAGATTTAACATCAACCACAAACACTTTAACTTTAGGTGCAGCATCAATACTTTCTACACATAATTCAGCAACAACAGGTGTTCATGGAATTTCAGATACTTCATCTCTTGCATACCTTTCACACGTAAATGCTGCAATTTCAACAGCAGCAACAGATGCAACTACAAAGGCAAATGCTGCAATTTCAACAGCAGCAACAGATGCAACTACAAAGGCAAATGCTGCACAAGCAGCCGCAATCGCAGCAGCAGCAACAGATGCAACTACAAAGGCAAATGCTGCAATTTCAACAGCAGCAACAGATGCAACTACAAAGGCAAATGCTGCAATTTCAACAGCAGCAGCAGATGCAACTACAAAGGTTGCATCCGTCACAAAGGCTTCAATTGGTCTTGGGGTAGTAGACAATGTAGAAGATGCAAATAAACCAGTTTCTACTGCTCAAGCAGCAGCAATTGCAACAGCAAAATCTGAAGCAATTGCAGCAGCAGCATCTGCAGCAGACACAAAGATTTCAGCACATGATGTTGATACTACAAATGTTCATGGTATTGCAGATACATCAGCACTTGCATTAACTGCAACTGTTAACTCAGGATTGGCACTTAAGGCTAACCTTGCAGGACCTACATTTACTGGAACAGTATCAGGTATCACAAAGTCAATGGTTGGTTTAGGATCTGTTGACAATACAGCAGACTCAGCAAAGCCAATCTCAACTGCTACACAGACAGCACTTGATCTAAAGGCACCACTTGCTTCACCAGCACTTACTGGTACACCAACTGCTCCAACAGCAGCAGCAGGAACGTCAACTACACAAGTTGCAACTACAGCATTCGTAGGAACAGCAGTTTCAAACCTTGTAGCCTCAGCACCAGCAGCACTTGATACACTTAATGAATTAGCAACTGCTCTTGGAAATGATGCTAACTTCTCTACAACACTTACAACTAACCTTGGTCTAAAAGCACCAAAGGCAGATCCAACATTTACTGGAACAGTAACAGCACCAGCAATTACAGCAACAGGATTAATTACAGCCTCTGCTTCAGGTGTAGCATTTACAGACGGTACACAGACAAAGGCTGGCGTTCCTTCGATTACTAATATCCCAACTGCACTTGCAGCAGGAGCACAGACAATCGCAGCATCACGGGCAGATCAGTTTATTCCGCTAACTGGAGCAGTAGTAATTACTCTTCCAGCAACAGGATACTCAACTGGTCAGTCAATTGATTTCTTCCAGGAATCAGGAACTGGAGCATACTTTGCTAGTACTAACTCAGTCGTTGGAACCCCAGGACTTAAGTTCAGAACAACATACTCAGTTGCAACAGCAATGAAAACAGCAAGCGGATGGCTAGTCTTCGGCGACTTGTCAGCATAACAAAAAATTAAAAGAATAAGGGAGATTAAATATGTCAAAGCAAGCAGGTAGAATGAGTCAAGGAGCAAATGACTTCTTGAAACCATATGCACCAACTATTGGAACAGCAACAGATGTTGGAACAGGACGGCCATATAACAATGGTGCAGTTACTGTAACATTTACTCCCACAGGTCCAAATGCTGCTACATCTTATACAGCATCAGGATATTGCAACGTACATAATGCAACACACTCAGCAACAGGTTCATCTTCTCCAATAACGATTACTGGATTTGGATCAGGTGCTGTTACAACTATTACAGTAGTAGGAACTAACGCAGAAGGAACAGGTGAAGCATCTGCTGCATCTAACTCAGTAACAGTAACCACTGTTCCAGCAACACCTAGTGCCCCATCTGCATCTTCTCCATCAGCAGGAACAGATTCGGTTTCATGGACAGCACCAGCAAATGGTGGCTCAGCAATTACTAATTATCATTGGACATCTGATGATGGAAAATCTGGAGATACATCAGGAACATCTGTAAGCGTTGGACAAGAACAAGGAACTGCTCAGACATATAATGTTTATGCTACAAATGCAAATGGTAACTCAGGAACATCTTCTCAATCAGGATCTGTCACCACAACATTCTCATTTGCACCCTTCGGAGCATTTGGTGCCTTTGGTGCCTTCGGTGCCTTCGGTGCCTTCGGTGCCTTCGGTGCATTCGGTGCATTCGGTGCTTTTGGCGCATTCGGTGCCTTCGGTGCTTTTGGTGCTTTTGGTGCTTTTGGTGCTTTTGGTGCATTCGGTGCCTTCGGTGCTTTTGGTGCCTTCGGAGCATTCGGTGCATTCGGAGCATATGACTTTGGTTTTGGTGGTTATCGTGGAAAATCTGTAAGTGTAGAAACATTAGTATTAACAACAGATGGATATACACAAGCACAAAATCTTAAAGCAGGAGATATTCTTGTATCTACAGAAATTCCTGAACTAGGAGCAAACTTTACAAAAGAACAAATGGAAAACTGGACAGGTAATCCAGAAACATTAAATCTTTTGCCTAATAAAGAAACAACAATTATGAATATAGGAACTACAGAAGCAGAAGAATCTGTATCAATAAATGGTGAATTTTATTCAGGATCTCACTTCTTGCTTGTAAAAAGAGACAATGTTGCTAAAATGATTGCATCTATTAATCTTTTAGATACAGACGAATTATGGTCTACAGATACAAACACTTGGATACCTATAACTGAATTAATAGTTTCATATATCCCTCATCAAGTTGTTTCTATTAACTGTGAACCTTATGATATGTTCTATACAGAGCATTTCTTAGTCTTTGACGGTTACCAAACAGAAGAATAATTTTTAGTGTTTAAACTTTTAGACACTTCAGAACTTTCATATCCCAAAGAATTATTTGGATCTTGGGCCTGCTTTACATTATTTAAAAATCATCCAAGTTTAAATGGAATAGGATGTTTTTATTTTAATGATAAATATCCTAGCGGTAATATTTATATTTCAGATCAAATATTTAATGACTATCCAGATAGTTATGGAACATGGAAAATAGATAATGATTCTAAAAATTTTATTGTTGACAGAGCATTTGTATCTCCTAATCTTAGAAATAGGGGCATTGGAAAAGCATCAACAATTTATGGAACAAAGGTAGTAGAACACTATTTAAATAAAAAAATTCATCATAACTATGGTTCTGAAATTGGAAATAAATTATATTCTTCTGCATTTAATGTTGAACCAATTGAGGATACTAAATTAGAAGAAGCAATTGATCTTAGAGAACATTTTTTTGATCAACCAATATACCCTTATGTTTTTTTTGGAAAAAGAGTTTCTTCATGACATATTATACTTTATCAACAGTAAAAGATGATGCTCATAAATCAATCAATATTTTAATACAAGACATTTGCAAAATAAATAACATAAATTATAACAAGCAAAAATATAAAATTTTGTTTTCTAATGAAAAAATATATTTTAAAAATAATGATGTTAAATTTACTTCAGGTTCAAAAAAATATTTATGTTTTTATGGAAAAATATATTTAAATAAAAAAAATAAAATTATTGAAACAATTTATTTAGATAATGATTTAATTAAAATTGAACCAGAAATTAACAATATTTTAATTATATCTGGAGGAACAGATAATTCAACAGTCCTAGAATGTGATGAAGAATTGTTACATTTTTATGTTGCACCAAGTTCTTTGCTTGAAATGCAAGATCCAAAAACATGGCAAACACTTTAATATGATATAATTAAAATATCGAAAGGGCTATATGAATACTATTAGATTTTTACAGATGTATCCGCAACTATTAAATATTGTTCCAGAACCAGAATTAGCAACAAAAAATATTCCCTCCTGGTACAAAGAACAACCAGCCATTTCTGGAACTGATATACCTGATAGAGGTATACTTCATTTAACTGTAAAAAAATGTCAACCTTTTTTTGATGCAATGTCTATGGGATACCTTTTAAAAGTTCCATGCGATATATATATAGATACAACTGATGGAAAAATTAATCTTCAATTACCTGCTGGAATGAGTAAGCATTATTCAGCACTGATAGCCGAACATCTTCCAGAACAAGTATCTCATCTACCTATTGATAAAGATATTTATTGTAGTCAAATTTTAAGAATTCATCCTACTTGGATGGTTCAAACTGATAAAGGATATAGTACATTTTTTACAAACCCAATCCATCAACCTTCATCACCCCTAAAGGCTATCGATGCTGTAGTTGATACTGATAACTATTTTACTGATGGTCATTTATCATTTTTAGTAAAAAAGAATTTTAAAGGAACTATTAAACAAGGAACTCCAATGTTTCAGGTTTTTCCTTTTAAGAGAGAAGATTGGACAATGGAATTAGACAAAAACTTTTCAGCAAAAAAAGTAGAAGAGCAAAGAAGTAAAACTAGATCTACTTTCCAAAATGGTTATAGATTAAAGTTTTGGCAAAAGAAAAACTTTAAGTAAAACTCTCAACAATAGATTTAGGTAGAGTTTTGCTTTTCATAAAACTCTGCTATACTTAGGACTTAATCCGTTTTTGAAAGGACGATACACATGTCAGATTTTTTTAGTTTTAAACTTCCAGAGGACTTTGTAGAAAAGTTCAAAAGCCAAGAAAACCCATTTGGGTTTAAGGATGCAGCAGAAAATTCACTTGGAGAAATTACTTTTATTCGTACATATTCTCGAATGAAGGAAGATGGAACTAAAGAAAGATGGCATGAGGTTTGTCGTCGTGTAATCGAGGGTATGTATTCAGTTCAAAAGAATCATGCTAAAGAAAACCGTTTGCCTTGGAATGACTACAAGGCACAAAAATCTGCACAAGAAGCATTCCAAAGAATGTTTGAATTAAAGTGGACACCCCCAGGACGAGGTATGTGGGCATTCGGAACTCCTATGACTATGGAGAAGAAGAACTCAGCAGCACTACAAAATTGTGCAATGGTTTCTACAAAAGACCTTGATAAGAACGATCCAGGAGCCCTGTTTGCTTGGGTTATGGATGCTCTTATGCTTGGAATCGGTGTAGGGTTTGATACAGTGGGACAGGATAAGCATTTCTCAATCTATGCCCCAACAGAGCCAGAAGAGATCTTTGAAATTCCAGACACTCGTGAAGGATGGGTAGAGTCAGTTAGACTTCTAATCAATTCTTACCTTAGAGCAAACCAGAGTATTCAGAAGTTTAACTATGATTTAATCAGACCTCTTGGAGCCCCTATAAAGGGCTTTGGAGGCGTTGCATCAGGCCCTGCACCTCTTATCAAGTTGCATGACCATATAGACCGTGTAATCGGCTCCAGAGCAGGTGAAACACTAGACTCTCGTGCTATCGTAGACCTTGTAAACCTTATTGGTACCTGCGTGGTATCAGGTAATGTCCGTCGCTCAGCAACCCTTGCTTTGGGTAATGCAGGGGATGAAACATTTATGAATCTAAAGAATTCAGAACTATTCCCAGAGCGTAACTCGTTTGATCCAGAAAATCCAGGATGGGCCTGGATGTCTAATAATTCTATTTCAGCAGAAGTAGGAACAAAATACGAAGATTATGTAGATTTAATTACGGAAAACGGAGAACCAGGTTTTATCTGGCTTGATGTTGCTCGTAATTATGGCAGACTAAAGGATGCGCCAGACGGAAAAGACTATCGTGTGATGGGCTTTAATCCCTGTGCGGAGCAGCCATTAGAATCATACGAATTGTGTACACTTGTAGAAGTGCACTTGAATCGTCATGAATCTAAGGAAGACTTCTTGCGTACCCTGAAGTTTGCATACCTATATGGAAAGACCGTAACACTTGTTCCAACACACTGGCCACAAACAAACGGTATCATGCAACGAAATCGTCGTATCGGTACATCTCTTACTGGCATTGCATCATTTGCAGATCAAAAGGGTTTACCAATTGTTCGTGAGTGGATGGATGAAGGATATAACAAGATTCGCCATTACGATCACCAGTATTCAGAATGGCTATGTGTTCGTGAATCAATTCGTGTAACAACTGTTAAGCCATCAGGTTCTGTTTCAATTCTTTCTGGTGCAACTCCTGGAGTTCACTGGGGTCCTGGAGGAGAGTTCTTTCTTCGTGCAGTTCGATTTGGAAACACAGATCCAATGATGCATTTGTTCAAAGCAGCAGGGTACACAATTGAAGACGACGTAGTATCAGCAAATACATCAGTAATCTACTTCCCAATAAAATCAGGTCATCCAAGATCTGAAAAGGATGTAACATTATTTGAAAAGATTGCACTTGCTGCAACTGCTCAGAAGTATTGGTCTGACAATGGAGTTTCTGTAACATTATCATTTGATAAGGAAACAGAGTCAAAGCACATTGTTCCAGCACTTAATATGTACGAGGGACAATTAAAGGCTGTTTCATTCCTACCAATGGGAAATACAGTTTATCCACAGCAGCCATACACAGAAATTACTGAAGAGCAATATGAGTCTTATATCGGTAAATTAAAGCACATTGATTTTGCTGCAATTTACGATGGTGTAGATAATCTTGAGGCTCAAGGTGAAGCGTACTGCACTACTGATTACTGTGAAATTAAAATAAACAAGTAGTCTTCTGTGGTAAAATAGACCTATAATGTCTACTTCATCAAACCTATACGCAGAAAAAGTATTTGCTGAGCATCCGACTGGGCTATGGGCTCTTGATGATAATGCAGACTATATTTCTTTAATTTCAGAGTCACAAAGAAATTTATTAAATTGGAAGGTAAGTGGCGGTACTCCATCAGCATATCCAAAATCAGTTGGAGAGCCTTTTCAAAATAGTTCTGTTTATAAAATTCTTGCAAGTTCTGTACCAGATAAGCAAGCGTCCATAACTGCCGTTAGTCCTGAAATTATTAACTTGAGCAGTTTAAATACATATCTTAGAACTTTTTCAGTAGGTGGGTATTTTTATTCTGAAAGTTCTTATATATCAGGATTCTCAATTGGTTATGAATATAGAGATGAAAACAGCGGTAGTGATATAAGACATCTTAAAGATTTTGATACAGTAATTAATAACGGGTGGATCTTTATATCAGAAACATTTGACACACCACCTGAAGATGTGGCAATTAGAATTGTTTTTAAAATTAATTTTGTAGGAGATAATGCAGCAAAACATGTATTTAGAGTTAACGGAATAACTTTAGGACAGTGGTCAGAAGAGTTTGCATCAACTTCACTTGGAACAACTGTAATAGATATCCCCTCAACAATTTCTATAGCACCACAAAAAGGTGTTGTTGCTAAGTGTTATGGACTTCAAGAACTGGATGCCTACTATCTTGTATCTGACAATATGTTAAAAGCAAAAAATTCTGGCATTCCTCTTGTTTATGGAACTGCTGGGCACACAACTCTTTTTTCAAATGGGACTAATCCCTCATTAATAGTTCCTGGTGTTGGAATGCTAAACAAATCAGGTCAATTTAAACAATATACACTTGAAACTTGGCTTAGGATAAATTCTTATACCACTGACAGAAAAAGAATTATTGGCCCTATTGCATCAACCGATGGAATATACGTAGATGGACCATCAATTGGATTAAAAATTGGTAATGAATATAAAACAAATTATATTGGAGAGTGGACAAGGCCAATGCTTGTGCATCTCAAGGTTGGAAAAAATATTGCATCTTTGTTAATTAATGGAACAGAGGTTGTCTCAATTCAACATGATCAAGACTTGGCTGCCTTCCCTTTAGAGTTTGTAGCAGGCAAAAACCAAGATTGGATAGGGTTCTATGCATATGATGATATTTCCCCAATAGATATAGACTGCGTTGGAATTTACCCATACCTGGTCCCAAGCGATGTTGCAAAAAGAAGATTTGTTTTTGGTCAGGGTGTTGAAATACCAGAAAATATCAATACATCATATAGCGGAACTTCTGTTACAGTTGACTATTCTTTTGCAAACTATAAAGCCAACTATTCTTATCCTAAAACTGGGTCTTGGAATCAAGGATTTAATGATAATTTATCTACTACAAATAAAGCACTTTCTGTAATATCTCACCCACTTCCAAAAATAGTTTTATCATCAAAGACAGAGTCTGATTTATTTAATGAAAACAAAACTGCCAACCTAGTATCAAATACAGAAAACTTTTTATATGATCAAAAAGATTATTTTACATTTATGCCCTCATCATCATGGGACAGTGTTAGGGGATATTTATTTTTTGAAAACTTTGATATTTTAAATACTCCAATATCAGCATTCTATGGATGTTTTAAAATAAAAGGTAATGCAACAACGCCACAAATACTTTTTAAAATTGAAAAAGAAAACACCCTAGACTATTTTAAAATAGAAATTTCTAATAAGAAAATAGTTTACAGTATTTACGCAAATGGTAAAACAGAGGTTATCTATAGTTCTCAGAATTTAAACCCAAACGAATTTATTGAAGTGGGTGTAAATATTCCTAGGTTTATAGAAATATTTGGGAATCCTGTCTCTAGTTTTTTTGGATCGTTATCAGATCTAAGGTTATATGTTGGAGGAGATAAAAACAACAAATTAATAAATACATCAACATTTACAGGAAAAATTTATAAAGTTGGATTTGCAACAAAGTATAATTTTCAAAAAATAAAAAATTTGTTCAACGAACTTGGCATTCCAAAACTTAATGAAAATTTGTTTGATGTTTATCAAAGTGATGAAATAGTAGATGTTGATGGTGGGATTGATACTGTATCTCTAAGCCCATACGGAGGCCTTACGGACGTTTCTCCTGGAGCACTTGATGGTGGAAAAGTTGTATTAATGGAAGAAGATTATTTAATTGAGCACACAGCCAGTTATACTTTAGTGCCAGATATTTTATTTGAAAAATATACACTTGCAGTATCTTCAAATGGATATTGGGAGGATAATTTACCACTTACCTATTTTGCAGAATCTGTTTTTGATAAAAGAGGTGATCAATACTTTGATCTTGATTTTATACAGTTTAATTTTAATTATCCAATACCTTCAAAAACTCTTGCAATAGAGACAGATCCAGTTGAATGGACATACGCAGAACTTGCTAATGATTACAGCATTCCAGTTCAAAGAAACTATGATTCGTTAGATAATTATTTATTTACTGGATATAATGATTATGAAGATTTAAAAAACAAAATAGCAAAAAGTTATAAGTATGATACAGAAGGAGCACTAGTAAAAACATATGTTACATTTCAGTATACTAAACTTGGAGCAAATGCAACTTTTGAGTATTTTGATAAGATAGAAAAGCCAGAAAGAAATGGTGTCTTGATTCCAGGATCTGATTGGATGACAACAAAGTATGAGGTAGTAGACAACATGATAATCTATCCACCTTCAGGTGTTGACTTTAATGATTTGTCAATAGTTACTCATATAGACATTAACGTAAAAAATTCATCAGTTAACAATGTTAGTATAAAAAATATGTCTTACGCTTCTCAAGCGCTAAATGAAGCGGACGCAAGCCCTATTGGAACAAGATTTGGAACTCCTATTTACCCTTATACAAAGTCTGGAATTTATTATAATTTTAAAAAGAATAATCCTTTTTCAATATATAATGCATCATCTCCATATTTGTATTTGACAAAAACAAGCGGTATTCAATTAAAAGGAACCTATGATCCACTTGTAAATAGGGGGCTTATGATTCCTATTAATACAAATAGGGCAGATGGCTTTAAGGTTATTGCTATGCAACTTGCAGTTAGGTTTGATGGAGAATATTTTCCATATGCACCAACAGAAATTTTTGAAGTAGAAAGCAAAGGTTCTTATATAAAGTTTTATATGGTTGCATGTGATCCAAGTGGAAGAAGAGCAAAAATTTATTCAATTGATACAAAAACTGGATTAGTTCAAAATGGAATTGGATTTTACTGGAATGGAAGAATTGTAAAAGAGCCAGTTATAACTTTGCAAGACTGGGGATTCCTTGGCATTAGTTTTTCAAACAGTTTAGATTTTTCATATTTTGAGGGGGCTATTAGACTTACTGGGCCATTATTATTTAATAACATATCTTTCTATCAGTCAACAAACCTACAGGAGGTTCAGAATGTTTCCGAAAGGCCTTGGTTTAGAGTTAAGGTCCTTAATTCTAGAGAATTAGACTGGAAGTTTTGGAATATTGGATCATTTAATTGGAACAAAGTCTTGGTTTTGTCAGAAACAAGTTATTATGGAGTTAATCCATCAGAAGTTTACAAAAGTTATACTGGAACAAACAAGATAGTTGTAGAAGACAGCAGTGTTTTACGCTTTGGGAACTATAAATACACGGCATATGCGGATGTTAACTGGAACCAACTAGTCATTGACCCTGCCTAGTATGGTATACTTGTGGTTATGAATATTGAAAATCCAAAGAAAAAGAGTAAAACCCTGCCTAAGATGAAGGGCCAAGTGGGAGAGTCCCGTGCAAAAATTATTGAAAAGCATTACGATTGGGGTCTTTACGTTTATAAAAAGGCTGATGGAAAATGGTTTACTGATGGAACTGGCTCTGTATTAAACATTGAGTCAATGAAAGGCGACATTGCTCAGATTGCAAAACTTAGAGATGCAGCAAAATATTACGGAGATGAAGGCAATGGCGATTGTATTTTTGTTCCAGGGCTAACAAGAATTTCAGAAGAAGAATATTCAGAGCAAAAAGAAAGAATGGCAGAAGGACTAATTCCTTCTATGAACGATCTTGGTGCATGGAAAGCAGCACAAGATACATTTAATAAGTATGGAAGTGATGAGTAATGAGTGACGAGATGGATTATAGAATTGGCGCAAGAATTGACGAACTTCCAAAATCAGATGATACTTTTATAAAGCAAGATCCATTTAACAAAGACTGGGATAATTTAAAAAATCTTAGTGGATTAGATAATAATTTTAAGCGTCGTGCACAGAGGGTATCAAAAGCCGACGCAACTCCTGCATATATGGACAGCGCAATGGCCATTAGCACAGGTATTAATGGCGCAGCATCAAAAGAAATTAATCCAGGCCTAATCTATAGAAACGGTTATGGATTGTTTGATGTTATCACCCCTCCATGGAACCTTTATGAGTTAGCAAACTACTATGATACATCTTTTGCAAATCATGCTGCAATCGATGCAAAGGTAGAAAATATTGTGGGGCTAGGCTATGACTTTGAAATTTCTGCACGAACAATGCTGAAGATTGAGTCATCAACTGATTCTGGGGCTACAGATCGTGCTCGTAAAAGAATTGAAAGAGCAAAGATCGAGATGCGTGATTGGTTAGAAAGTTTAAATAACGATGATTCTTTTACTTCTTCAATGGAAAAAGTTTATACTGATTTGCAGGCAACTGGAAATGCATACTTAGAGATTGGAAGAACAGTAAAAGGCGATATAGGATATGTTGGTCATATACCAGCAACAACTGTTCGTGTAAGAAGATTACGCGATGGGTTTGTCCAAGTTATTGGAAACAAGGTTGTTTACTTCCGTAACTTTGGGGCATCTAACGCAAACCCACTTGGAACAGATCCTAGACCTAATGAGATTATTCACTTTAAGCAATACTCTCCTTTAAATACTTTTTATGGAGTTCCAGACATTATTTCTGCAATTAATTCTTTGTATGGTGATTCTCTTGCCTCACAATATAATATTGATTTCTTTAGCAACAAGGCTGTTCCTAGATATGTTGTAACTCTAAAGGGTGCAAAGTTATCTGCAGAAGCAGAGGATAAGATGTTTAGATTCTTGCAGACTGGACTTAAAGGTCAAAACCATAGAACTCTTTACATACCTCTTCCACCAGACTCAGATACAAATAAGGTTGAGTTTAAAATGGAGCCAATTGAAAACGGTATACAAGAAGGATCTTTTAAAGAGTATCGTAAGCAAAACCGTGATGATATCTTGGTAGCACATCAGGTTCCACTTTCAAAACTTGGTGGAGGAGATTCTGGATCAATCGCTTCAGCATTATCACAAGATAGAACATTTAAGGAGCAAGTAGCAAGACCTTCTCAAAGACAACTTGAAAAGCATATAAATAAAATAATTCGTGAAAAAACAGATATCCTTGAATTTAAATTTAATGAACTTACACTTACAGATGAGATTACTCAATCTCAAATTCTTGAGCGCTATGTTAAGAATCAGATTATTGTTCCTAATGAAGCAAGAGAGCAACTAGGAATGCCACAGCGCCCAGGAGGGGACGAGCCACTTCAACTTAAACCAGAACAGGTGGCAGATGCAACAACAAGTAGAGCACGAGATGCAGAACGAACAAATAATAATTCAGATAGTCCATCAACTGTAGCAGGTCGTAATCCAAAAGGTGAGGGACGTTCTGTTTAATAATGATATCTATATACAAGGCTGATTTTTTTGATATTGCAAGTTTTGATAAAATAAAAAATTGTGTATTTAAAAAAATAAAAGACATAGGACTTTCTTACGGTAAAGAATTTAAAAGATATTATAAAGTAGTTTTTTTGCCAAAGGAAATTCAAGACATGCTTTTAGATAAGGCAAGAAAAGAGATTGGAGACGACTCTCTAGAGGTTATTTATACTCAAATAGTTAAGTATCAAATTAAAGATGGAGAAGTCCCAGAACTCAGAAAACACAAGGATATTGTCACTGGTGAGTGGGTTATGGATATAGTCATTGATGCCACAATTGATTGGCCACTGGTCATTGAAGGTGAAAACTTTAGCAATCAAACAAACTCTGTATCTTTTATCAAGGGTGAAGAAGACTTGCACTGGAGGCCAGATTTTCCATCTAGCAATGAAGAAGACTACCTCCTGCTACTATTTGTTCATTTAGCCAAAAAGGATAGTGAGTATTATAGGATATCTAAGCAGTTTCATAGCATGAAAGAAAGCACACTTAACTCATTTTTAGAAGCAATGAGCCCGTCTTGGGCAAAAACTTATTAATTCTAAAGATTTGGCCATCTCAATATCTAAGATATGATAAAAAAGGGTATATAATATAATGGTGATCAATATATCTAAAGCACATTGGAATACCAATGGCAACAATTTGCGTCTTTCGATGCCTCTTACTAAGGTAGACAAGGAACGAAGAGTCGTTTCTGGTTTTGCATCTTTAGATAATTTAGACAAGCAAGATGACATTGTAACAGCAGAAGCATCAATGGATGCGTTTGCAAAATTTCGAGGGAACATCAGAGAAATGCATCAACCACTAGCAGTAGGCAAGATGGTTTCATTTAAAGCAGATAAGTATTTTGATCCAGAGTCAAAGAAGTTTTATAATGGTGTATTTGTCTCTGCATATGTTTCAAAGGGTGCACAAGATACTTGGGAAAAGGTTCTAGATGGAACACTAACTGGTTTTTCTATTGGTGGACGTATGAACAAGTGGGATGATGGTTATGATGAAAAGTCAGATAAGGCAATTAGAATTATTAAACAATACGATTTAGTTGAGTTGAGTCTTGTGGATTCCCCAGCAAATCAGTTTGCAAATATTGTTTCTGTCGAAAAGGTTGATGGCGTAGATGTTATCAAGGCTGATGAGACAGTATTAGAAAATGTATTTTATGATAAGGAATCAGGCATTGTTATGGTTTCAGAAAATGAGTCAGAGTTAAGTCCAACTACTGGTGAGCAAATGGCAAATATAGGTTTCGTTGAAAAAACGGATAATGAAAAAACAGAAATGATAAAATTCTTAGTTGATAGTGCTAAAGGCATTAATACTTCTAAGATTAACAAGGAGGAAAACCTTATGGCAAAATCAACAAAAAACACAGTTGAAGAAATCGTTGAGAAATCTGATATTGCAGTTGAAACAGAGAAGGTCGCTCCAGTAGCAGAAGATGAAGTTACAAAGGCTTCAACATGTCCAGATTGCGGAAAGGCTATGGATGCATGTGAATGCGGTTCAAAGTCAGATGCAACTGAAGATGATTCAACAGAAAAGGCTGTAAAGCCAACTGATGCTGAAGAGTCTGCTGCTCATGAAGGAACTGAATCAACATCAGTTGAATCAGAAGAAGACAAGAAGAAGCCAATGGCTCCTAAGTCAGATGAAGTAATTGCAGAAGCAGTTGCCGAAACTAATGACGGTCTTGAAAAAGCCTTTAGCGATCTAGTAGAAATAGTCAAGTCATTGCAATCAGAAGTAGAACTTTTAAAGTCTACCAAGGTTGACATTGAAGTGGCACAAACATCATTTGAAGCAGTTGCAAAAGATATTGCATCAGCAACAAATGTATTTAATGAATTTGGTAAGCGTGTGGAACTTGTAGAGCAAGACACTGCTTTCCGAAAGTCTGGCGATCTCGGCGAGATAGTACAGAATCAACCTGAAACGGTTGAAAAATCCCTATGGGGCGGTAGTTTCCTCAAAACAGCCGATCTATTCAGTTAGAAAAAATCACAGGAGGTGACAATATGTCGGAACAAAATATAGAAAAGAACCAGCCAGGTACTTCAGGTAACATTGGCGGAACAGCACCAGGACTCTATCAGGGTCAGGGCGCATTTGCATCAGGTTCAGATGCAGGAGTTAACGTACCAGGTAACTACACTGACGGTGGTGTATTGGGTAATATCCCAACATCACTTAACGGAGTTACATCAGGTCCAAACGCAGTAAATCCTTCAGGTGAGGCTGGATCAGGTATCCTACGCCCAGAGCAAGCACGTCGTTTTATTGATTACGTGTGGGATGCAACCATTCTCGCCCAAGATGGCCGTCGCGTTACTATGAGAGCCAACACAATGGAACTCGAAAAGGTAAACGTCGGAGAGCGTGTTATTCGTGCAGCAGCGCAAGCAGTTGGCGATTACACAAACGCAGGTGCAACATTCTCAAAGGTTGAATTGACTACAAAGAAGATTCGTCTTGACTGGGAAGTATCTTCAGAATCACTAGAAGATAATATCGAAGGTGCAGCACTAGAAGATCACATTGTTCGTTTGATGACAAATGCTTTCGGTAATGATATCGAAGACCTTGCAATCAATGGAACAGGCGCAGGAGATTCATTTACATCAATCATGAACGGTTTCGTACACCGTGTAAAGACTGATGGAGATGCACATGAAGCAGTAGTCACAGTTGCTAATAACAACTGGACAACTGATGCAATGCAGAAGATCATTCTTGCAATGCCACGCAAGTACCGTGCAATCAAGTCTAACTTGAAGTTCTACGCAGGTACAGATGCATTCCAGGGAATCATTAAGAATAATGGTACTCTTGCAGATGCAATCGCAGAAGCATTTGCTGGTACTCCAGCAGGTACACCTGCAAACCGTCAAGCATACCTTGATGGTACAGCACAGACATTCGGTGGAGCACGTACAACTCGTGTCCTAGGTGTCGATGTTCAGGAAGTTCCTTACTACCCTGCAGGATATGTCGACTTGACATTCCCACAGAACCGTGTATGGGGATTCCAGCGTGACATCACTGTAAACCGTGAATACAAGCCAAAGAAGGATACTGTAGAATATACAGTCTTCGTTCGCTTTGGTATTCAATGGGAAGAACAGGATGCAATCGCATGGGCAGATGCTGCAGCAGACGCATAATCTGTAAACAGTAAAAATTAGGGGGAGTAGGAGTTAACGCTCTTACTCCCCTTTATTACTTATAATGATATAATACTAACAAGGAGGAATTATGGAAAACATTAATGAAAATCCAATTGCAGAAGAGGCAGTAGTAGAATCACCAGTTGTTGAAGAAGCGCCAGTCGTAGAGGCACCAGCAGTTGAGGAAACACATTCAGAGCCTGTAGTTGAAGAAGAACCAGCACAAGAAACACCAGAGGTACCAGCCCTTGCTACTGTAGCAAATGGGGTTATGGGAAGCACAACCGTCCCAAGACCAGAACGATCACACCAAGAACACCATGAAGACTCAGTTGAAAAGATAGCAATCTATTCAACTAGCAATGTTAATTGGGAAGGTGTTGGTAAGGTTTATAAGGGCTACAATATTGTTACAAAAGATGCTTCCGAGCAATGGCTAACAAGATCACATGTTCGAATTGCAACACCAGAAGAAGTAAAAAAGGCTTTTGGGTAACAATCAATGGAGGTTTTGAGAGTTCCACCTTATCCAGTTATAACTACATGGGATGTTCCATCAGCGAACACTGACTATACTATTTATATCGAGGATTTGGTGGATCACTCAATCCAAACTGCACCAGCAACATCTAATTCAGACTCACAAGTAATCTACACAATACCACATTCACAGTTAGAATTTGATAGAAGGTTTTTATTTAAAATAATTAATTTGCAAGGTAAAGATATTTTAAGTGATAACCTAGATATTATTAGACCTTATGTAAATGCAAATAAAATTGGTACAACTGCATCAGAGATTGCAGAATACAGGATGCTTGAGTTAGTGTCAAGATCAATAATTGATACAATAATTCCAAATGGATTTTATAATCATAAAAAAGTTATTCAAGCAGTTGGCCAAGGAACAGACTATTTTCCTTTATGGCATGACGCAAATGGAATATTAAAAGTTTATGAAAACAATGTTTTAGTTTATGATATTGAAGATCAAGAAAATAATATTTATGACTTTAAAATAACATTAGATAATTCTGCAATACAAAGGGTAATTGTAGAACCATATAATAGATCAGAACAAGCACCACCAAATGTTCCTATAGCAAGAGGAGATCTTGGCTATTATGGATATAGATCAGTTGGATTTCCAGCGGGATATGATTACACATTCGTAGTATCCACAGGCTATTTAACAATTCCTTCAGATGTAGAGTATGCAACACAAACCTTAATGGAAGATATTAAATGTGGTAAGTTAGATTACTATAAGAGATATGTTACAGCATATAATACAGATCAGTTTAAAATTCAGTTTGATAAGTCTATGTTTGGGGGAACTGGAAACCTTTTAGTTGATAAGATTTTAGATAAGTATGCTAATACTATTCTTAAACCAGGGATAATTTAATGATATGCGAATCAACAGATTATATGTTTCCAATGCAAGCATCCCTCTATCATCCGATAGTAAATCAAGGAGATTTTGGAGCAATAAAAAAACACTGGGTTCTTGATAGAATTTTTGCCTGTAACTTTTCTTCAGGCGGTACAGCATTTAAAGAAGAAGTAAAGCCAAATGTAAATATAACACAAAACTCAATTCTTATTGGAAGATCCAAATCTGATATAAGAATTTCTTTATTAGAAAGCAAAAACGCCTTAACCAATATATTAATATCTGATATCAAAGATCAAGAAGGAAACCTTATTTATATGGAGACTTCAGGTCCTAGATCTGGCAAAGGAACATTATTTGAAATTGCAACTTATGAGCCATTTACTGGGCCATTTGGTGTTGTTGATTCTTACAAATTAGTTATTAGAAGATCAGAAAATCAAGCAGGTGATTTATGATAACAACCTTTAACTCAAATCAATTTAAAAAAGATATGAATAATATTGTCAACTATTCTATAGGATTTTTAGATGGTGTACAAAAAGGAAAAACAGTATTTTTTAAAAATCTTGGAATAGACACAGTAGAAGTAATGAAAGAATTTATAGATTCAAATGCACGAGTTAACCCCCAGATGCTTAATCATATATATGAGTGGTATCAAAATGGAAGCCCAGATGCAAGACTTTACGATATTTCATATACAGTAAGCAATTTAGGATTATCTTTTAAATCATCTTTTAGTCAATCTACATCTATTAAAAATGGATCACGAACACCGTTTTATGATAAAGCAAGAATTATGGAAGAAGGAATTCCAGTCATAATTAGACCAAAGGTTGCACAGGTTTTAGCGTTTGAGCAAGGCGGAGAAACTATATTTACTAGAGGTCCAGTACAAGTTATGAATCCTGGAGGAGCACAAGCAGAGGGTGGTTTTGAAAAAGTGTTTGATATGTTTTTTAATAAGTATTTTTCCCAAGCATTTTTAAGAACAAGCGGTATTGCAAAGTATCTTGAGAATCCACAACTATACAAAAAAAATATGCCAGCAGGTAAAAGAATGGGCAAGGCAAAAGGCCTCTCAACTGGATATCGCTGGATCGCTAACGCTGGAATGGGTAAATAATGGCTAATATTCATCATCCACCAACAATTATTAATAAGTATTTGGCAGCAAAAATAGATCCTGGTTTTAATGCTCAGGGGACGACATATTTTTTCCCAACACTACCAACAGATATTGAAAATCTAACTACGACATTTCCACAGAGTAACGAGGTATTTGCAGTATATGACAGAATGTTTAAAATGAGAAGAGTGCCTTTCCCATACATTAAGTGCGAACAACTTCTCTACTACTTTTATGCAGTAGGAGAAAATGCAACTGCAAAGATGGTAGTAACCCAGCAGCAGATAAGCGACCTTTTGGACAATGCTGATGACTCAGCAAAAGACTTAAATGAGTGGGCAGCAGCAAACGAGGGCGCATGGTCTAATGAGTCTAAGCAAGTATTTTTCCATAATTTTAAGATTTATCAACTGGAAGAAACCAGAGATATTGTGGACTTTGGCACAGCCCGTACCTATGCGGGGAATAAAATCATAATAGACTATGACTGGCATCCAGTAAACCTATAATAAAAAGGCTGTATAATTAACACGAGGAAACAAGCCCTTTTAATAAAATGAAAGAGGTGAAAAAATATGGCTAATTATAGTCGCGGTTCAAGTAGTAACATTATCGTGGGTGCAGCAGCACTTTTCACACATAATGCAGGCCCAATCGGATACGATGAAGATGGAAAGATTACTGATGTTCAGGCAGCAGTAGATCTTCCAGCACTTACAGCATCCGCAACATCCTATAAAGATACTCTATCAAATGATGGAGACTTTACAAATATCGGATACACATCAAATGGTTTGGAACTCGCATTCCAACCAGATTTTGGTGATGTAGCAGTAGATCAACTTCTTGACGTTGCTCGTTTATTCAAGCAAGGCATGACAGTTAATCTAAATACATCTTTCGCAGAAGCAACACTAGAAAATCTTCTAGTAGCCATTGCAGGAAAGAGTGACGATCTTCCAACAGCAGTTTCAGGACTACACTCCTTGAGAATGTCTGCAGGAGATATTGGCGACGTTCCCCTAGAGCGTGGCCTTGTAGCAGTAGGACCAGGTTCTGGTTCTTCTCTAGATCCAAAGGAAAGAATCTACGTAGCATATCGTGCACTTTCAATTGAAAATGTAACAGTATCTGCAAAGCGTGATGAAGCAACAATGTTTGAAGTTTCATTCCGTCTACTTCCAAATGATAATGCATCATATGGTAAGATCGTAGATCGCTCACTAGCGTAATACAACTTAATATGAGAGGCTCAATCCTTCGGGGTTGAGCCTTTCTTTTTGGTATACTTATATAATGGCAACAAAAATATATGAGACTAAAAAAATATCATTAGTGGATGATAGGGTAGTCATTGCCTCCCCACTAAAAATTAAATACTTAAGAGAATTTTTAGAAACTTTTGAAACAATAAAACAAGCAAAAACAGATGATGAGTCTATATCTGTATTAGTCCAGTGTGCTTTAATTGCAATGCAACAGTATTGCCCATCAATCAAAACAATAGAAGACCTAGAAGATAATCTTGATTTGCCAACTATTTATGAAGTAATTGATGTTGCAGCAGGAATTAAAATTAATGAAAAATCAGAAGACACTGTAAAAGATCAAGCGGTAGATAGTGGATCTTCTTGGGAAACATTAGATTTAGCAAAATTAGAATCAGAGGTTTTTTTAATTGGCATATGGAAAGACTATGAACAGTTAGAGTCATCAATGTCAATGCAAGAATTAACAGCCACATTAAAAATAAAAAGAGAACTAGATTATACTAATAAAAAATTTACTGCTGCTATGCAAGGTGTAGATTTAGATAAAAATTCTGGTAGCGGTAATGAGTGGGAAGACCTTAAGGCCAGAGTCTTTAGTAAAGGCGCGGTAACTGACGGCAATGATATTCTGGCTTTGCAGGGCATGAATGCTGAAAAGGCTGGTTTTGGAATAGGCATGGGGCTTGATTATGAAACATATGATTAGTAAAAAATAAGCCTGCGCTATGGTATAATTAACTAAACCTTATAAGGAGGACTAAATGGCAACTGCCACAACAGAAGAAAAAACAGTAACACTAATTGATGGTACTAAGATCAAGGTTAGACCACTTAAGATTTCTCTACTTCGTCCGTTTATGAAGAAGTTTGAGGACATTGCAAAGGTAGCAGAAGACAATGAAAAGTCCATGGATTTGCTAATGGACTGTGTTCAAATTGCAATGAAACAATACAAGCCAGAATTGGCAGAAGATAAGGAAGCCCTAGAAGAAAATCTAGATCTTCCAACAGTATACAAGATTGTCGAAGAGGCATCAGGAATTAAACTTTCTGACGCATCACTACTCGGCAGCCTTGCAAATAATTAAATAAAGAGGTGTTAATGGATGGCTGATGTAGAATCCAATATTCATGTAAATATTGATACGTCTGATGCTTTAGCAAGTCTAAAACTTCTACAACGTCAAATATCAGCCTTCCATACACAGATGGCCAAGTCTGGCACTGCAGCATCAGCAGTGGCAGCAAATCAAGCACAGAACTTGATAAACAGCATAAATGCTACTGGAAAATTCCAAGCATCAATGCAAACAGTAACATCAAGTACAGAGTCTTTTACTGATGCATTAGAAAGAAACAAGTTAAGTTCAAGAGAATACTTTAGATACACTGGCGCTGCTACAAAAACTTTTGGTAGATTGTTTAAGTCTGAGTTTGAAACATTAAATAAGGTTGCACGAGAGCGTGTAAAAGATATACAAACCCAGTATATTAAAATGGGTAGAGGGGCCAATGGAGCCCTACAAGCAATTGCAGTAAGACCGCTAACGCTTGATATGAAAAATCTGGGTACCCAGACAGCCATTGCTGCACAAAGACAGCAACTTCTTAATCAGTTATTAAAACAAGGATCAACTAACCTTCTAAACTTTGGTAAGAATACTCAGTGGGCTGGTCGCCAGTTAATGGTTGGATTTACAGTTCCACTAGCAATGCTTGGAATTCAAGCCTCTAAAACATTTATGAAACTTGAAGAACAGGCAATTAGATTTAAGCGTGTGTATGGAGAAATGTTTACAACACAAGCAGAAACAGATGCTATGGTTAAACAAGTTCAAAAACTTGCAACAGAGTATACAAAGTATGGGGTTGCAATAGAAGACACAATGAAGATGGCTGCAGATGCCGCAGCGATGGGTAAACAAGGAGCAGAACTACTTGCTCAAATTTCACAAGCAACAAGACTTGCAGTGCTTGGCGGAGTAGATCAAGCACAAGCACTAGAAACAACTATTTCAGTAACAAATGCATTTGGGGTTGCTGCAGATCAATTAGCAGGAAAAATTGATTTTCTTAACGCAGTTGAAAACCAAACTGTTGTATCTATTGAAGATTTAACAACAGCAATTCCAAAGGCTGGGCCAGTTGTAAAACAACTTGGTGGATCCGTAGAAGACTTAGCATTTTTCCTTACAGCAATGAAAGAAGGCGGAATCAATGCATCAGAAGGTGCTAACGCACTTAAATCTGGTCTTGCATCTTTAATTAATCCATCTAAGAAAGCAAGCGATTTCCTTGGAAATCTTGGAGTTAATATTAAAGGAATTGTTGAAGCAAACAAAGGAGACATTAAAGCAACAGTAGTTGGGTTTGCACAAGCACTTGACACTCTTGATCCTCTTAACCGTGCTCGTGCTATTGAGCAACTATTTGGCAAGTTCCAGTTCTCAAGACTATCTACACTATTTCAAAACGTAACAGCACAGGGTACACAAGCAAATAGAGTGCTTCAACTAACGCAGGCAACCACAGAAGAACTTGCAATTTTGTCACAGCGAGAATTAGATAAGATCCAAAACACAACAACATATAAATTTAAAAAGTCAATGGAAGATCTTAAGTTGGCTATTGCTCCAGTAGGAGAACAGTTCTTAAAAGCACTGACACCTATTGTTGAGTTTGTTGGAAAGATTCTTGATAAATTTAATAATCTTGGTGAAGGTAGTAAAAAGTTTTTAACTATATTTACAGTTGCAGTTGCAGGAGTTGGGCCAATTCTTCTTATGACTTTTGGTTTGATTGCAAACGCTGTTGCCAATATAATTAAAATGTTTGCAGGAATGAAATCTATGTACAACAGAACTGGTAGTGCAAGCAAGGTTTTGGGAGAGCAAACAAATTATCTAACTAAAGAACAACTAGAAGCCTCAGCAGTAGCAGCATCACTTGATCAAGTTCACGTAAAACTTAATCAAACATTTACATCTGAAACAACAGCAGTTAATATGTTGGCAAATGCATACAGAAGAGCCATTGCAGCCCAGGCAGGATTTACTGGACCACCTGCTGGTAAGAGAATGCCTAAACTTAAATATTCTACAGGAACAACAAGAGTTCCTGGAACTGGAAATCAAGACACCGTATTTTCAATGCTTACCCCTGGAGAAGCAGTTATTCCAGCACAGGCTGCACAAGATCCAGCAAATAGACCAGTAATTAGTGCAATGATTGCTGGCAAAAAAATGCAGGGGTATAACAAAGGAACGGGAGATGCTCAAGAGGTTCCAGTAAAGTCAACAAGAATGGCTGGAGAAACACAAAAGTTCCATGTCGGTGCAAAAAACAAAATGCACATTGATGATATTTTAAAAACACCAATGTCAGAACAAAAGGCTAAGACTTTAAGACTTTACAAAGAAATACTGCTAATGCAAGGTATTGATCCAAAGATTTTAGTTCAAGATGGACTACTATATGACTTTAAATCTGGATACAACCAAGCCATGTCAAAGGATACAGGTATCTCATTTCAACAATGGGAAGAAGAGTGGATTAAACGAGGCCCAGAAAAATGGAAACCATCTGGTATTAATGCCTTTGATGCAAAAACAATTGATTCACTAATCCTAGAAACTATTCGTGGAACTGACCCAAAGAAACAACCAACTCATGTAAATGATGAACTTGTAAGAAAAACACTTTTTGAAACTATTCCAGCAAATAATCCTAAAATTGCATCTTCCCGTACTTTTGGTTTGATGCAAGCGCTACACTCTAATATAGCAAGTTTTAGCGTTCAAGAAGGTTTTGGTAGTAAAGATCCAGAGTCTACAAGAAAAATATTAGAAAGAGCAAAAGGGTTGGGTATCATCAAAGACTATGAATATGAGCCTGGCAAATCTCCAGATAAAAGAAGAATTGTTCTTATAGACCATGATGGAGTAAAGACCTCTCCATTTAGAGGACCAAGCGGAGATAGACTAGGAACTACATCATCAATTTTTTCTGGGTTTAGAGAAGCAGCATTTGGTGAAAGAAATAAACAATTAGACCAGTTAGAAAAAGATGTTAAATCAAGTCCACTTAAAGGTTCTAAGCCAGAGACATATAGTAAACAGATAACACCAACATCTGGAAGAAGTTTTACTGCCCTAAAAGGTTTGGGTGGAGTATATGAAATGGCAGATGGAAAAAGAGTTTTTGTAAAACCTGCAAATAGTTATAGAGAAGCCCTTGCAGAACAGAGAGCAACTACTATTGCTAGAAATGTCCATGGCCTTAATGCTCCAGAACAAACAATTAAAACAATATTAGATCCAACAGATACAAAAGGAAAAAGAAGAATTGTTGTTCTTGAATCTCCATTTGATCCAAGATTTGATCCAGAAAAAATGTCTAATACTTTTACAAAAGAAGAATACATTAAACAAAATGTTGCAGCAGCACTTAGAGCAGATAAAGATTTAGGAAAAGGAAATTTATCTGGAAATATTCTTGCCGATGTTGGTCCAGCAGGAGTTTTTGGAACAGCATCTGGAAGTAGAGATTTTGTTGCCAATCTTCCTTCAATGGAAGAACAAGCCAGAATTAATCTAGGAATAGATACACCGCTTCCTGGCGGAGGTCGTAAAAAGTTCTTCTCTGAAGCAACTGCAAAAATTGCAAGAAGTATGACAGCAGATGAATATCATAGAGCAATGATAAATGAAATAAACACATCAATTCCAAAATTAGAGAAAGTCATAGAAAGTTTTGGTATTACAAATCCAAAAGAGAAAAAAGTTTATCAAGCCATGTTGGATAGGCTTAAAGAAGGGGCCAAGGTTGACTGGAGACAACTTCATAAACTTCACAGTTCTATTGCAGTAAAGCCAGATGAAGTTTTGCAAGATACTAAAACTGGTAAAATAACAAAACCAAAAACAGCAAAACTTCCAAGTGGAGTCAAATCTTCTGCTGGCTCAAAAGATACACGAATGACACAAGAGCCTGCAGGCAAGCGTATTGTTCAAGCACCAAAGCGTATTGGAAAAGTTATAATTCCTGGAAAAGCAAACGCTCCAGATGCAACAACTCTTACAACAACATCTCAATCGGCTGCAGCAGCATCAAGAACTGCCCTGTATGGTGGTGGAACAATAGATGCAGATGCAAAATCTTTACGTCGTCAAATGGAAAAACGTCAAAGAGCAGAAGCAAGAACACAGGCAAAAGCAGCAGCATCAAGAACTGCCCTGTATGGACAAAAAGTAATAGATGCTGAAGAAAAATCTTTTAGACGTCAAAGAGAAGCACAAGAAAAAAGAAGCAAGTTAGCAGAAAGAGTTGCATACCGACAATCAATTATTAGTGAAAAAGCAGCAGCAGAAGCAGCAGCAAGAACACCATCTGCAAGGTTAAAAACATTTGCTCGGGCTAAAGTTGATAAATATAATACAAACAAACAAGCAAGAATAGAAGCAGGAAAAAATCCAAGAATGGGTGCAGCAGGAGCACTTGGAGTAGCCGCTGGTGCTGCAATGATTGGCTCAATGGCACCAGGAAAAGTTGGAGAGATTTCACAAAAAATAATGATGCCATTGATGGGTCTATCAATGGTTTTACCAATGATGAAAAGCCCGATGTCAGCACTAGCAGTTGGACTTGTAGCAACTGTAGGATCTTTTGTTGCCCTAAGAATGGCATTTGATAAGGCAGCAAATGAAGTTTTAGATCAAGCAGAAAAATTTAAAGGAACCACTTCTGCAATAAATTCAATTGCAAAGTTTGGTGGCAAAGTAACCGCATCAGAGCAGATGGATTTAAAAAGAAAAAATTCTTTTTCAATGCTTGGTCCTGCAACTGGAAAAACAACATATGGAGAAGCATATGCTCAAACAGCAGAGGGTAAAGCATTAACAGCAAGAATTTCAGAACAAAATGCTAAAGGTCAGGGAGGACAAGCAGCAAAAGATTTAACTGGACAATTATCAGCATCCATAATGTCTGGCGCTATGGATATGTCACAGGCAAAAAGTTTGGCTATGAATGCTGCTAGACAAGCAGGAGATATGTCTATAGGTATTAAAGTTATTGGTCAACTAGAAACACTGCTTGGACCAAATGGAGAAAGGCTTGACAAAGAACCTTTAAAAGTTCGATTGGAAATGGTTGCTGAAAATTCTAAAAATATGAAAAATAATATTAAAAATATTAATAATGCTAACCCAATAACAAAACTTGCTGGACAAAAAACTATGCAAATTGCTGGCATTGGTGCATCTGCTTTAGGTGGCGCAGCAGCAGGTGCAGGTATAGGAACATTTATTGGTGGACCAATTGGCGCAGCCATTGGTGGAGGAATAGGTGCAGCAGTTGGTGCTGCATTTGGCTACTTTACATCAAAGAAGTATGTAAAACAAGCAGCGGTATTAGGCGCTGCAGCAGCGGTAGACGCAAAAATTGCAATGGAACAAAATAAGCAAATGCTTGATTCATTAGATATGTTCTATCAAAAGAAAATTGAACAGTTAAGACTTCAGGGAAAAATTAATGAAGCAGAACAAATGCAAGCAACGTATATTAAAGAAAGAAATACTTTAACAGACGCACAGGGTTTACTTCAAGCAGATGTTGTTTCACAATATAATTCTGCTGGAGGTCTTCAAGAATCAATGATGAATGGAATGAAGAAAGCAACCACCGCTAAATATAAAAATGATCCAAATCAATTAGCCTATGTTGATGTTGTTAATCAGCAAGCAGGAGATTTAAGAAAATCTGGAGCAATTAATAGTGGTCAAGAGTTTTTAATTCAAGCAAAAATGGCAAGTGGAGATATTCCTCCTGCAGTATTTAGAAGCCTTCTTCAGATGGCAACAGACAATAAAGATATTGCTCCAAAGATGATGAACATTATTACTAAGTTTAGTGGTGCAACATCAGAGTCAATTGGAGTTGCAGCACAGAATATTCTTGGATCAAATGGAGTAGTTAATAAAACAGTTCAAACAAAATTTGTTACAAGAGTTGAGGCATTTGAAAAAGATTCAGACGCTCTTGATTTTGCAAAGAACATAATTAAATTAAATAATCTTAATGCAGTAATTCCATCAGATGTCATGGTAAGTTATTACACAGATCCAAAAAATAAGGATGCTTATGAAAAGTTAAATAAAATTCTTGATACTATTGAAGGAAGCAAAGATTTAACTGCAAAAATTGTTTATGAAATTATGCCAGAAATTAAAGGCACAGCAGCATTTGATGAAGCATACTTTAACACTTTAACAGAAGATCAGCAAAAAGTTTATACAACAACAATTTCTTCATTAATTAATGTTCCAGAGCCACAAATTATTGAAAGCGAAGATTTTAAAGCATGGCGTAAAGAAACTGGTCCAAAGGGTGGAGCAGGAGTTACTGGAAGTAAATCTTTTATTGTTCAAAAATATATAGAAGCCCAAGGAAATAAGGCTGTTACAGATGGAGTAGCGGTAGGGGTAAAGGCTCCAGTGACAGCAGATGCTTCTAGTACAGGAAATAAAGTGCAAGCATCTCCACTAGATGACCTAGTAAAAAAACTAAGAGATGTACGAATGAACCAGATTAAGGTCACAGAGGGCTGGAGTGCCTCTCGTAAGGCTTTAGATAAACTCTTTGGTGGCAAGAAGACCATTGATGTGTTTAGCGGTATAGAAAACGATATTAGGAAGTTAGGCGGTAGTCAGGATTTTATTGAACTAATTGTTGGCATGGATCCAAAGGAATATGAGAAGAGAAAAAACTCGCTATTTAAATTTGATAACAAAGGCAATATTATTTCTCTTAAAAATGATGCTAAGAATATTCAAGAGGCTATGAACTCAATTGCTATGGGTGATTGGAACTCTAGTATGGAAGCAGAGTCTCAAGCCCTTGCTGACCAGGGTAATGCATTTAGTAGAATAGCAAATTTAGGAGTACCAGTAGCAGACGCATATGATTTAATAACTAATAAAACTATAGCACAAGCAATTGCTAACGGGGTAAATGACAAAACTTTAAAAACTTTAATTGAAAGATATAAAGGTTTGACTGAAGTACAAGAAAAATCAGCAGCAATTCAGGGAGTAAAAACAGACATTGCTCAATTCAAAAAAGACAGAATTCAGGAAGCAAGAATAAAAAGTCAGTATGATCCAACAACTGCTTTTGCTATTTCCTCTGATGATAACCTTAAATTAATGGAAAATACAATTAGCACTGCTCAAGCAAAAGTAGATAGCCTAATTAAAAAGGGTGCAACTAGATCACAAATTAATGCTGCACAGGGTGATCTAAATACACTAGTAACTGATTTTAACGAAAGATTAAGCCAGTTAAAAAATACTATTGGCTTTATGCAAGATATGTTTGACAAAGGATATAGTAATGCTATGCAATCTTTTGATACACAAGAAACAGCGCTTAATATACAATTTAAGTTAGATACTAAAGGAAATGATAAAACCATTAGAGAAGCGCAAGATCAAATTGCAGCAATTCAGTACAAAGTTGATGACAAAGAAGCAGCACTAAAGTCTATTGCAGATCAAGAAGAAAAGATTAATGAAAAGTATGATGAAAGAATCAGCGCTTTAGACGAAATAGAAAAAGCAAACTCTGCAATATCTAGTCAACAAAAGGGACAATTAACACTTGCAGAAGCCCTGACATCTGGAGATATTGCAGCAGCAGCAAGGGCTGCTCAAGATATGAGATCCCAGGCAGCAGCAGATGCACTTACAAAACAAAAAGATGCTGTAGAGCAGTCTAGAAAGTATGAGTTGGCTGGAGTTCAAGCCTATGATCCTGTTACAAAAACATACAGAACCAGAAAAGAACTTGAAGCAGATATTAAAAAACTACAAGATGAGATCTTTGATTTAGAAGAAAAGAAAATTGAACCAGCAGAAGAATTAAATAGGCTAAGACAAATCCAGTTGGATAAAGATGTAGCAGGTCTTACAGTTCTTGGAAGAACAAAGGATGCATGGGAAGCAATTAAAAACCAGGTAGATCTTGCACTTATTAAGAGTGCATCCTTTGTAGACTCAATGGGTCTTGCCATAAGTACTCAGTCAAAGTTAATTGCAGCATATGCAGCAGAAACTGGTGGCAAAAATGGTGCATTTAACAATCAAGGAGCATTTGTTCAAGGTGCAACTAATCCAGAAACAAACCCTGCAACCGATGCATCAATAATTGCAGCAGCAGATGCAGCAACCGCTGCAGCACTTGCAGCAGCAGCAGCAGCAGAAGCAGCAGCAAGGTCAGCAGCAGCAACACCAAAGACATCTACAGGAAATGTTGGAAATATTGATGCTGTAAATCAAATTGTTAATAATCAAACAACAAGTCTTTTAGATTCAATTAAGAGTGGAAGCGCTCCAGCATTTACTCCAAGTCAAATTGCAAACCAAATGGCTGATACATTAATGAAAAATCCAGCAGCGCTTGCTGCTTTGGGTGGCGCAGCGGGGGTTGCTTCATCTGCAAGATACACTGGTCAAGCAATTCAATATGCTGCACAGCAAGCAGCAATAGAAAAAGCAGCCTCAACTGCAGCAGCAATTAAACAAGGTACAAGTGGCGGAAGTTATTATGATAGAAGAACTGGTGGTCTTGCTACAGGAGGACTAGTTCCTAAATATTTTGCAGCAGGAGGTTTTGCAAGAGGAACTGATACTGTACCAGCAATGCTAACTCCAGGAGAATTTATAATGAGTAAATATGCCGTAGATGCTCACGGTATCGATACTATGAAATCTATTAATAGTGGACAGCCAACTGGCGGGGCAGTGTATAATAATACATACACACTAACTGTTAATGCAAAAACAGATGCTAATCCAAATGAAATTGCAAAAGCAGTAATGTCAACAATTAAACAAGTTGACGATAGAAGAGTTAGGGGGGTTGTATTAAATGGTAGATGATAGAAGATTCACCTATATGCAGAGCCGAAAGAAATACAATAGGCCTAGCGGGATGCTCTGGTCTGAAAACTCTGGTACCCTAATAAATGGTTTGTATGTTCCAAATGGTTTTGAAATAGGAACCCATGCTGCTGATGATGCAGATCCAGAACTGTTAGATCAATTTTTAATGCTTACAGACGACAATAGGTCTCCCCTAGATTTTTCAGATGAGCGTATTGAAAAAAGGGAAAGAATGATTAATGGTCGTATGAGGTCATACCATACTGCAGATAAGATGAAGATTAGTACAAGTTGGACAATGCTTCCTTCAAGGTCGCATCCAAACATCCCTGGATTTGATCCAACAACAGGAATATCTCCTTACAAGTCATATACAACAGATGGCGGAGCAGGAGCAGCAGATATGCTTGAATGGTATGACGGTCACAAAGGTTCTTTCTGGGTATTTCTTGCATACGATAGAAAAGGAATTTTTAAAGGAACAGAAAGTCCATATGATCATTTACAGCAGTATAACCAACTTGTAGAAATGTTTATATCAAGTTTTTCATACTCTGTAGAAAAAAGAGGAACTAACTTTGATTATTGGAATGTCTCTGTTTCCTTGGAAGAAGTATAATGTTTGAAGATAAAGACTTACAAAATTTCTTAGAGACATCACCTACAATAAGAAATAAGTCAATTATAACTGCTGAGTGGAATATGAATATTCCAACTAACATAAAACAAATAGGAAACTATAGATACAGACCAACAAAAGTTCCAGCAGTTGTATATGCCTCATTGCCAACCAGTTTTGATGTTAATGACATAGGAAATTTCTATACAGGGGCAACTGATGCAGACGTTGTAGTCGATGGCACATTTGATAATGATGATATTCCAACAACACTATTAACTAAAAAAGAAAAACTAAAAACCCTATATTCTTTGGAAGATTGTTTTGCACAGTTTAGACCAAGGTCTGGAATAAATAAAGCAATGTTTTTTGAGAATGGAAAACTACACCACCCCAACCTTGTGATGGCAGATAGACCTAGATACTATATGCCAGACAAAAATGATAAGTTTAAATACTGGACATCTTATAGAACAGAGTCTGGAGAAGAATATGGCATTGCATCAAAGGTTACGGGCTCACAATATTCAATAGAAGATGCAGTTCCTTTTGTTGTTTATAAAGAAAAGATTCCAGCCAACAGAGTTGTTGTTAAGATGCAGACTCACACAGGAACAGAAAATTTAGGACCGTTTTCTTCTTCCACAGGATCTTATGCAGATCCCTTTTATGGAGAATTAAATCAAAAGACTCCCAGTAAGTGGAAGATTCAACTTTTAAAAGATAATAATTGGGTAGATACCATATCTTTTAATCCAGCAATTACAAGACGAGATGGTTCTCCTATAATTAAAAGTGACGGTTATGTTGAAATTGCTTATGGATTAATTGTTCCTGAAGAGTGGAGAGTAAACTTTGTTTTAGCAGAAACTTATACAAGCGTATCCTTGCTACCAGAGCAGTCAGTTATTGGCTATGCATATTTGATTAAACCAAATAGTACAGATCCTGGAGTCTATCATATCTGGGATGGGCTACAATACGTATTACTTAAACCAAAGTACGGATGGTACATACAAGATGAAACAGTTGATAGACTAACAAACTTTGTAACAGATGCAACATCTCCAGATGTATTTATTAAGACCTTAGACGGCAAACAACAGTTTAGAGAGTTTGAATATATCAGTGGAATAAGAATTGTTGTAGAAACAATGAACAAAAAAGATTCAACGTTTGATCTTATTGAGATTTCTCCAAGACTTGTTTTAAATGTTTCAGATAAAACTGTTGACTATTCCATTAATAAAAGCGCATCAGACCTAGGACTGTCTGGATTACCAGTTGGGCAACTTATAGCCTCAAACGGAAACATTACTCTTTTTGATCATGACCAGGCATTTAACACTAACAACGCTAACAGCATTATCGCAAATTATATTTCTAGACATGTTCAGTTTAAATTTTATGAAGTAATAGTTGATGTTGCAGGATGGGACTACTATGTTCCAATTAAGACACTATATTCAGATGGATTTCCTAAACAAGATTTAATGACAAAGCGTGTATCTATGACACTAAGAGATTTGTATTGGTATTTTGAATCAATTACCGCCCCTGAAATATTAATGACAGAAGTTTCTGTTAGTTCTGCAGTATCTTTACTGTTAGACCATATTGGGTTTTCTAACTATACTTTTAAGAGAGTGGCAAATGAAAAAGAAATAGTAATCCCATATTTCTTTGTTAGCCCAGATAATAGTGTGGCTCAGGTTCTTCAAGATCTGGCTGTTTCAACTCAGACAGCAATGTTCTTTGATGAATATAACAACTTTGTAATGATGAGCAAAAACTATATTATGCCAACTGCAGCAGAAAGACCAACAACCTTTGCGCTTATAGGAACAAAAGACTTTGTAGAAAATAGAGAAATAAAAAATAAAACAAATAAGCCAAAGTTGGCAAATGTTATTTCTGTATCAACTCAAGAAAATTCGGTATATAATGATGGTGCAATTAACTATAGTACAAGGTATATACAAAGATCTGTAGGGTCAATTAGACAGGCAAGCCTTGTAGATAATGAAAGATACTACACGTATAAGCCAGCATTGCTTTGGGAAGTCTCTGGAAGCCAGAATACAAAATCTGTAAACAATGAGGTTGCAACTCAGTCTGCCTATGTTCTTAGTGCTATCCCACTAAACTCAAACCTATCTATAGATGTACCAGAAGTAAAAAATAATATTTTAATTAATAATACTTTTAGTCTTGGTGAGGCAGTATATTGGATAACTAGATATAACGGTTACTTTTATTCTCAAGGAGAAATTATTAAATACGATGCAGTGCAATATAATGTATCTGGGTTTGGCAATGTTTGGATAACATCAACAGAAGACTATCAAAACTATTTTGCAAAACTACCGTTTAATGGAAAAATTTATCCAACAGGATTAGTTAGAATTTATTCTGAGCCAAAGTATGAAGAAGTATCTGGAATTGTAAAGTTAAAAAATGGAGAAGTTAATAAACATGGAAGAGGACAGTTTGGGACTCAGGTTGTAGCCCATAATGCTGGAGTGTCAGACTATTGGAAATCAGATGATAATGTTAAGGGATGCTACATGTCATCAGAATATTTATTTCAAAAAGATTTAGTTTTGCCTACAACAACTGTTGCCTCTGCTGGAAAACTAACTTCCTCTGGAACATCATCCGATGTTTTATCAAAAACATCTTCTAGAAATGGTATTATTAAAAACTTTATGTCAACTTCTTTTATAGGAGAAATTAGTACAGCAACTGCAGTTCAAACTGGAACACTTCAGGCTTCAGCACTATGTTTAAATGGGCCCAACTTTACGACTAAAGAAAAGTCAAGAGACTTTATCTCATATGTTTATAAGTCTTTAGAAACAAACAAATATAAACATTTTGGAACTAGAATGAGAATTGTTGGTAAAATAGAGAATACTTTAGAAATAGGACAAACACCAAATGGATCTTCAACCTATTATGTTGTTAATGGAACCACACCAGATAAAAATATAAATATTTCTGGTGGCTCTGGAGGACTTTCTTTTATGGTAAACCCAACAACAAATGTTGGCTATTACTTTGAAATTGCAGCATTAGGCCTAGGGAATTTATCTAAAGATGAAAGAGAAAGCGTTAGCAATGTATTTTTTTACAAAATTAAATCACAAAACGGAACGGCTATACCAGTAAAACTTTGGGAAGGCCTTGGAGAAATTACTGTAGACGATGGAAAATTTACGGGTCAAGCAAGAATGGTTGCAGAAGAAAATCCAACAGTCTATGATCTAGCAGCAGAGTATCAGGATATTGGAAGCACAAGAAGATTTTACTTATACTTAAATGGAAAATTAATTAAAACTGTTGACGACCTAGATCCTATCCCAGTCTATTCAGGTATGGCGCTATTTTCAAGGGGATCCTCAAGAATAATGTTTGAAAACGTATATGCACTATGTAACAACTACTCACAGAATACAACCTTTTCCCTTGGCGCACCAGTTAACTCTGTCTTTGGAGATTCAGACATAGATGCCAATGAATCATTTAGAAAGTATGCTCTGAGTGGACTAATTCAAAGCACATACCTATCGGGCATAGGAACTTCTGAAGCACCAAAATATAATATATATTTTGAAGAGTTTGGAAGCATTATGAGAGAGGCAGCAACATTTAATTTTAAGTACGATAAAGCCTTCCCAGCACTGACTGCAAAGATATCCCCAACATTTAATAAGATTAAGGGATATGTTGTTTCAGGATTTAGAGCAGGATCTTACGGGGCAGAGTTTATTATTTTTAATTCAACAGATACTGCAATTAGTTTAGATGAGACAAGTGGTAATTACCTAAGAGTTCAAGGTATAACATTTACACAGCAATCGGATAACAGATTAAGTCTTGATGATTATTTTAATAAAAATTCATTAGAGTCTAATCCGCTTTTTGTTGCAGACAAATTAATTTCAAATCCATATAAGTTTAAACAAGATTATCAAGACATAAAATTAAGTCGTATGACTTACGGTAAAAAAGATTTTTCACTCAACACCCCATACATTCAGTCTTATGATGAAGCAAATAGTCTTATGAAATGGCTTGTTGAAAAAATAACAAAACCAAGAAAGTCTGTTGGTGTTAAGATATTTGCAATTCCAACTATTCAACTTGGTGATATTGTTACTCTTGACTACGAGGAAAATGGTATTAATATGGTATCTTCTCCATCAAGTAGGTTTGTTGTGTACAACATAGACTATTCAAAAACTTCAGATGGACCTGATATGACATTATTTTTAAGTGAGGTCGTGTAATGACAACAAGTGCAACTGCAAATCTTCCAGATCCAAAATCTTCATCAAATAGTAATGCAATAAAGATTGCAACCCCAGATTTAATAATTCAAGGGGAAGAGGTCATGGCTATTGAGATAATGACTGATCTCATATTTGAAGACATCGGTGGTCAAGAACTTGCAACAATATCTAGACATGATCTGGTCAATGGACAAAAAGTAGTTTACAATCCTATAAAAAACCTAACAGATCTATATTTACAATATAACCCAAACAATATTTTAAGATTACAGTCATCAGACTCATTCTTTAAGTCTTTATCTATCTCAGTAATGGATCATCTTCCAGTTTGTGGCAATGGGTATGACCTTATTCCAAAGGATGGTATTACAGATAAAACAAAATGGACAAAAGTTCCAAACTGTAAGTCAATATATATTGACCCAATAAGCGGGGACCTGGTGATAAATCTTGTCAATGTTAAAGAGGGAGAGCAGGCAGAAGTCCAAATGCTAACAAGCGGAGAGGTTTATGATGCTACAATATACAATGGAGGAAATTAAATGATAACTAATACAGGAAAAAATATTCTTGCTAAATATCTTGTTGGACAGACTGCATCTTATGCATCTCATATTGCCGTAGGATGTGGACCAAAACCTTTGCTTTCGGATAGCGCTTCTGTTGATTACTCAAGCAAGCAGTCCCTTGATTTTGAAATGTTTCGTGTTCCAATTATTTCTAGAGGATTTGTAGATGAGTCTGGAGTCTCAAAGATTGTATTGACCGCAGAACTTCCAACACAAGAAAGATATGAGATCACAGAGGTTGGTGTATTTTCTGGAGCATCAAACCCTGTTGCAGGATCTACAGATAGTAAGACTATTTATTCTTTTTCTGATGAAGAAGGCTGGAAGTATTCTTCTCAAGCAAGCGAGATCCCATCAATTTACGGACCACTAGATGATCGTGTTGTTAAAATAATAAAAGCAACAGCATCTGGAACTACTTTAACATATACAACAGATGCCTCACACGGTCTTTCTATAGGAACTGAAATATCTATTTCTGGAATATCTCCAGCAGCGTTTAATTTATCAAAGGTAAATATTGCAACTGTTCCAAACTCAACATCATTTACAATTGTTTCTTCAACTGCCGTAGTAGCAACTTTTGTTTCAGCAGGATATTTAGTTAACGATGTAGAGACAAACATCATTAGTCAAGCCTATCCAGTCTTTAAAACAAATGCAGATAACAAAATTTTTACCAACTCCGATAGAGTTGAAAGACATGAAAGATGCAGATTTTTAAATAACATATTTGCTATATCTGGAAATAATTCTAAAATATCTGTAGATGCTAATGGACATCTAGATGCAATAAACCTAACCACAACCATACCATCAAACTTTATACAGTTAGCGATACAGCAGTTGATTTTAGTAAAAACTCTCCTACAGACGAGTTGAGACTTGCATTTTCTGTTGTGAATAAAATTGGTAAAGTTGGAACTAGCACAGTATCACAACCAGAATCAGTCAAAATTATTGTTGAATTTTCTTCTACTGGAACTTTTAAAAGTGGCAAGTGGGCAATTTTTGAAGCAGTCGTTAATAATACAAGTAATGATTTTTCAATCAATAGATATTTTGTTATAAAAAAACAACTTCAAGAGTTACAAAAAAGTTCAGACTTCTCTTGGTCAGAAATAAATACTGTAAGAATATACGCCTCTGTAATAAAAAGCGGAAGCGCAGAACCAACAGAAGATTTCTATGTTTGTTTAGATGGACTTAGACTTGAAAATGTTACATCAACAAACTCTGTATATGGTTTAACTGGATACTCTGTTATAAAAACCACAGATGCAAGACCAATCATTAAATCAGCAAATACTACAAACTATATTGAGTTTAGATTTGGTTTGGATGTGTTATAGTGGCAGACAGTGGAATTAAAAATGTTTTAGTTAAAAAAGAATTTTTAGGCAAGGTATCATCTGAAAATGGCAGAGTTATAAGATTTAGAATAGTTGCAGAGGACAAGAATAGAAAGTCTGCCTGGTCACAGATATTTTTTGTAAATGGAGAATTAGTTCAAGTTTTGCCAGGAGATATATCTGTAGTTGGAAATACAATTCTAGTAAATTGGTCTAATGGATCTAATCCTGCAGAGCAAATTAAATATGATATTTTTGCTCAATACGATACAGCAAGTGCAGTTCATGTTGGCACTACAACTGGAACTAGTTTTTCATTTTTAAAAACTGGAACCCCAACATCAGTAAAGGTTTTAGTTCAATTGGCATCAATAAAGCCAGTAATTAGCACATCTATTAAAATCTTTGATTCTGGATCAAGATCAGCAATCACAGGTCTGAGTCTGGTATAATTGTATTATGGCAATATTACCCGTACCAGAGCGTGGACAACCCTTAGACGTAACATATATTTATCAGATTGTTAAGGCTGTTAATGATTTATCTTCTCAAGTCTCAACCTCAACAAATAAATATGTGACATTAGATACGCCTCCCAATGGTCCACAAAGTGCAAAAATTTCAGAGTCTAGAATTGTTGGTGTTTACAAGCAAGTAACAACAGGACAATCAAAAATTGCAGGGGCTACAGAACCTTGGTCTCATTCTTTTGGAACAGACTTTAAATTTGTTCCAGTAGTTACAGCAACTGCAGTAAATGTTGGAGGAACAGATGCAGGAAGAGATGTAACAGTAACAATAAATAGTATATCAACTTCAAGAGTAGATGGAATAGTTAAATTTAATACTGGTGGAGATACAACTGTTGGAATTAATATTCTTATTGTCGGAATACCAAATTAATGATGTCTTGCAAAAAATGCAAAGGTAGAATGTTTATAGATAGACAATATACCGAAATTAATCACTTAGAAGTATATTGCATGAAATGCGGATTTAGAGTATTCTTTCATCCACCTAGCCACACTATGGAGGGGCAATGGTTACTAAAAAAGGAACAATCGAGAGCGAAAAATATAATGAGTCACCTGTAATACCAGGTAACAAAAAGGTTTGGTTTCTTAATGGAAGCCTAGTTAGAATACATCATTACAATCACTCTAATGGAATAATGTCTGTTTATAATATTATAAAGGATCAAATTGAAAGTTGTTTAATTAGTGATTTTAAAAATAAGAGAGAACGAGCATACACTGTTGGTCAGACTGCTGATTTAGTTAATCGTCATAAAAAATATATGCCATCATTAATGAAACGAGGAGTCATTCCTTTTCCAACGGGATCTCAAAAAGGTGGAGCAAGAGGGTTCCAAGTAAGATCATACTACTCAGAATCGCAAGTAAAAGAGATACGTGATATACTTGCTTCATACCATATTGGTAGGCCAAGAAAAGACAAATTAATAACAAACGATATTACGCCCAGCAAGCAAGAGTTGACACGCAGAATGGGCGATGGTATACTTACTTATAGGAAAACAGAAGATGGACGGTTTGTTCCAATCTGGAATGAATCTATTTAGCGAAGGGTATAAGATGGAAAACGAAACAACCAAGGTATCAGTAACATTAGGATACACACTTAATCTAGGAAATTTTCAGTCACTTAGACTTGACTTAGGTGTCTCAGATTCTCGTAAGAATGGCGAAACTGTTGATCAGGCTTTTGAGCGTGTCTACAAGTTTGTTGAAGATAAACTTACAGACAAGATAAAAGAGGCACAAGAAGAGGCTGCTGAAGCATAATGGCCGAACGCAAAGACCGAATGGCTTTGCTTTCACGCTACAGCAAGTTTCATACTGCAAGGTATGAGCAAAAGCCATCACTTAATTTAAATGTAGAGCAGTGGGCCTCAGACGCTCTTGTAGAGTCGTACGGAATCTCTGTATGCTACGATATACTTGAGTACTACTTTTCAGTTGCAGAAAGCCCCTCTTGGAATCACTTTGCATATAATGCAGAAAAAATATTGCAAGCAAAAAAAGATAAAATAAAAGATAGTTTAGAAAGAGAAGAGCGCAGGAAAATGGCTAAGGAGTGGCTAAGTGAATAATACAGAGTCAAAACTAATTACGGCAGTCCTTCAAGATAAACAAATGCATGTGCTTCTTCAGGCTAATGTTGATAATCTTTTAAGAACACACGGGGATATCTGGGAGTTTATTCGTTTATATTTTGAAGCCAATTCCACTCTCCCACCTTCAGAATTAGTTACAGAAAAGTTTAGAGATTTTGAACCAGTTTTAAATGTGGGAGCAACAAAGCATCATCTTGAAGAACTTCAAGGAGAATATTTAAATGATAGCCTAAAAGATATCCTTAGATCAGCAGCAACTAATGTTCAAAATAATCAAGGAGTTGTTGCACTAAATGACCTAATTACAAAGACCTCAGAACTAAAAAAGAATACTGCTTCAATTCGTGATATTGATGTTACAGATCTTGAGTCAGCAGTTGCTTACTTTGAAAATGTTAAGAAGCAGCAGGCACTTGGTTTGTCTGGAATCAAGACAGGTCTTCCAGGGTTTGATAATTACTTACCTGCTGGAATTATGCCAGGGCAACTTGGAGTATTTCTTGCTTATCCAGGAATTGGAAAGTCTTGGCTTGCACTTTACTTTGCTGTTCAAGCATGGAAGCAAGGCAAGTCCCCAATGGTAATCTCTCTTGAAATGTCTGAGACTGAAGTTCGTAATCGTGTGTTTACTATTATGGGTGAAGGTCGTTGGTCTCACAGAAAAATTAGTAATGGTGAGATTGAGATTGAAATGCTAAAGGAGTGGCATGCAAAGAATCTTGCAGGAAAACCAGAGTTCCACATCATATCAAATGATAGTGGTGGATAGATTAACCCATCAGTTCTTCGTGGAAAGATTGATCAGTATAAGCCAGACTTTGTAATCGTTGACTACCTTCAGTTAATGGCTCCTAATCAGAAGTCAGATAATGAAACGGTACGAATGAAGAACCTTTCAAGAGAACTTAAACTAATGGCTATTGGCGAAGAGGTTCCTATTATTGCTATCTCATCTGCCACACCAGATGATGTTAACGACCTCTCTACGGTACCCACACTGGGTCAAACGGCATGGTCTAGACAGATTG